TACGTTCTACTGATTCATATGATAATAATCTTAATTCAACATTATTAGCGAACCAAAATCGTCCTAAGTCACGGGACATTTTGATAGAATAGTCTTCCATTCCCAAGTCGTATGCTATTAAAGGAAAGTAAATATCCTTTACTTGATCATAAGTAGGAGCAATGATGTACACTGTTTTATTAGGCACCTTAGCTGCTAGCTCGAGTAATTCAAATACAGCTGTAACTGCACACACAGCAGCCATATATGATTTACCCCAACCCCTCGCGCAACACACTACGGCGTATCTTAATTTTTGCTCTACAAATAAATGTTTATATATTTCAGATTGTGCTGGATGAAGGTTAATCATATAATACTAAGTCAATGAGATCATTTAAAACGCATATACCTAAATACACCAATACAACAATAACCCATGTTGATGTCTCTAAAAAGGCATATGATGCAAACATAATTAAATTAGTAAACATTATAATGTAATCCAAATTAATGATAATATCGCTATTGCTGCTTGACATAATAGGGCCTTAATTGCTAGTGTTTCGTTTTTAGGTATAAGAATAGTTATTAGTATTGTAAATACTACTTGCATAGCCACAAATAATAACTGGTGATATTCATTCATAATAGAGTCCTGTTAAAGTATCACATAATGCTATAAATAATAATACATCAATAATTATTTCGGGAACTTTCTTTTTAACTATAGCTACAATCATTGTTAATGCTAACATGAAATAAGCACATATATTAATCGTAGTCAGTATCGTCGTCATCATCGCTATATTCCCCTATAATGTGTGTATCACCCTCTTTAGTTAAATTAATAACTAATGGGGATCTCATTTTATCTTCTATAATATTAGTCTCTGGAACACGTCCATATTTATAACGCAACAGTTTATCTGACACAGCTGTCATCTTATCTATTAGGTTCATATGTGTCTGTTCATTATACCATTTAGTCTTACCTGTAGATGTTAATGGTACTATTTTATTATCACGCCAGTCATTATAATATTGTAATTGTTCTTCTAAGAATCTATACTGGTGCACTAGTGCTTCAATAGGGTCAAACCCTAAATCTTTAAGCTTAGCTACACTCAAACGTCCACCAGCAGTTAAATTACTCAGACGTTGTATCTTGACACCATCTTCTCTCTTCAGTGGCTTTGTCTGTGTGTCCATAGTTTACTCACATTTCAGTTTGCATTCAATGAGTTACGTCTCCGTAGCCCTCTATTTTAAAAATTAACAATTATTTATTATTAATCTTAGGGTTAATTTAACGGGGTTTTCTATATGTCTCAGCGCTTTGCCCTTTAGGAAAAAGTCAGGGATCCCCTAAGGGATATATTTATTAGATTAATTATTATTGATTAATAACTAAGGATTAACAACTAATGGATTATAATTCAGGGGAGCGGCTTTAGGGTTAATTTAACGGGGTTAAGTCTATACGACAATATAGAAAGTTGATCGTGAAGATCGACAATATGAACCATCACTCATATACCAATTAAATTCTGTTTCTATTCCCATTGGCGGTTGTATCGTAGTATCTTGCCCTGTTATTACTACTGTTGGTGATTTATATGCTACCTGTAATGTTCTACCAATAGTATCTGTTATTGTGGAGCCTAATATTATATCGTTCATAAGAAAAAAAAAAAAAATAAGGGGCCCTCCTACCACCCCGAAGGGCAGTAGGAGGGAAAAGGTTAATCACGCAAGTGTAAAATTTTTACTAGAAATGAAACTGGAAATGCTAAAATTTGCCAAATTACTTTACCTATAAATCGACATAAAACTGTAAGATCATCAGGCGCATGTAAATGACAAGGCTCAATTGTTTTATTAATCATGATTTCCCCGCATTTGCCACATGAATAATATGAATCATCCATTAGAATACCTCCTTAACTAAATCATGACTTGTTTCTTCATGCATGTAATATCTACCATTCTCATAAAACCAAGAACCATTGCACGCTTGACCAAGTCTAGCGGCCCAATAATTACCATAACCATCATAGTGTTTAACAACATACCGATCACCGTCTGCGTTACTATATATGTGATCAATTTCTAGTTTCATAGGCATCACTAGAGACTCATTAGCAGATGTACATACACCATTCCCAAAATACCAATCAAGCTCTTCATTGAATAAATCAACACCGACAAATTTATCATCTTTTTCATATATTATATAAACACGATGATTGTCCCCATTTCTATATTCTTTGCAAACTTCAATCATTATCTTAACCCCATTGCCGTTTCAATTTTAGCCAGATCTTCTTCATTTAGCAAATAGTCTGACCAAGCATTAACCTCATCATATGAAATCCTTACAGAGAAATTCTTTCCAGATTTTGAAATACATACTTCTGAGATTCTATCAAGGTTAATCAATACATTAGTTCCTTGATCTGTGACTTTTATAAAGTTCATTTTATTTTCTCCTTTAAAGGATAGTGACTAGCGCATTCTGCTTTACCATCTACAGCATATCGTGCAGTTGTGTGTCCGATGGTGTTAGGGTACATAATGCCGATAACAGGATACCTTCCGCTAGGGCTAATACTAGCGATAAACACGTGGTTATTCCAATGATCTAACCATGTATCCCCTGCTTTAATGTTTTCTACAACTAAATCAACAAGCCCATAACCTTCTTTAGAGTACCATTCAAGCTCACCAGTAAATGTATTCTCGCCTACGAACTGATCATGTTCTTTAAACAATATTCTAACACGTTGACCATTTGTGTTTTTATACTCTTTGTCTACTTCAATCATTACAGTTTGCCTCATTTTGTTCAATGAAGTGATCCAGAATCTCTTGAGTGACAACAATAGTTGTCATACCTGGAATCGGTTGATTTGAATACACAGCGTTATCATAGATAACATATGGTGTACCGACTAAACTAATAAAATATAATGCACAGTAACTCATTTCACTTCCTCAATTAAATTTAATAACGCCATCTCTTCTTCGATTCAAGCAATGCTGCAATTTTGCTTTCCATAATGTAGGGGTCTTCAATCACTTCGCGCACTTCTAAAAACTTACCATGGCGTCCTACTGAAACTATTTCGAATGTAGCCATTTTGTACTTTGTATCTAGCACACTTCCACAGACTTGTCCGATTTTTGAAAAATGATCCTGTCCAAAATAAAGATTTACATCAATTATGCCTGACGCTCTTTCAAGGAAGCCTGTGTCTCCTACTGCGGCTCGTTTAAAATGTTTAGACTCGTTTAAGATTTTATGGCCAGCACTGCTGTCATTCTCGAAAACATGCGGTGTACTATCAACGATTCTCTCAATTTCACCGACTGCTAAATAGGGATTTGCTACAACACTGGTGACTACTAATGTTATATTATTACCACTACGCTTTATAATTTCGAATGTAGCTACCCTGTATTCATAAGGGAAGGCATTTCCATAAGTCGCGGGTAAATCCCCAATATGGCGTTGTTTGCCTGTTATTGGATCAAAGACAATTACTTGCAAAGTGCTAGAGAGTTTTCTTTCACGCTGTAATGCGCCTCTATACCCTGCAGCAATACGTGGATAAAGTGCTTCTTTCTCGAATGCGCCTTTAGGTTTAAACATAGTAAATTTACAGTTCATTGTACTTCCTCCACTAAATCGTTATCATCAAAATCGCCATTAATAAATTTTCCATCTAATGTAAATGTCGCGGGATCTAATATCCAATCTTCATATGTTGCAGCAATAACAGGATACGTAATATCTTTATCACCGATGTACACGACTTCCCAAATCTGTCCGTCTATGCTTTTGTACTTTTTGCCCACTTCTAATTTTAACATTGTGCTTCTCCACTTTTGCTATGAATGTATGAATATGATGTCCACCAAGAATATCTCCAACCCATGCCATGACAATAGGTTTCTTAGAATACATCATATTGTGTTTGTACTCAAACTTATCACCATCAATGTCAACGCCCGTGAAGGCGCTGACGTTTGACGATAATATTAAAAATAATATTATTAGAGGCATTCTTCCCACTTCTTGAATTGTTCAATTACCTTCATTGAAGTTTCTCTTGAAACAATATACCGTCTAGTGTGTTCATTTGGCCCTTTATACTTTAGCGCAATTATACGCTTATCAACAGCAATATTACGAACACTATCAGTATCAACACAAACGAGACTGCCTCTTTTTGTCATAAACTTAATTAACATAATTTGCTCCATTGGAATCTTAATGCACGAGCTATTTCATGCCAAGTTTCATATGTGACAGTGTGGCATTTATTGTGAGTAGGATATGAAACGCCTACATAGTACTTCTTATCATCTGAATAAAGCGCTACACTCTCTGTTGCATTAAAGTTGATTGTAATTAACTCATCTTCTGTACTCTTAATTACTATAATATTCATGCGTCCATCCCAATAAATTTCATACCAAGTTCACTTCGTTGGGCATTTCTATACTCTAGTGCTTCTGTCAATGTTCTACATCTTTTTGAAATAACTTTACCTTTGTGATTCATAGCGACATCATACACAACTCTTTCAGCTGATACTGTTGGTCTAATATTTCTATAAACACTTTTAACGCTTGTGCCATCTTTCAGATATAGATTTTCAATTCTAGTGTTCTGTTTATTGTTATCAACATAGCCCAGATAATCTAATTGTGTAAGTTCATCGCCATGATGGTATGTCCACACAAGTCGTGCCGCAACATACATTCTATGGTTTACCTGAATGATTCGATTTCTATCAGGATCGAACCTTACAGCGTTGTGGCTTTGCTTAAATTTTGAATCTCTCCAATATAAACAACCTGTTATCGCGTCATAATCGAATAGTCTTCTAACTTCTTTTTGATTCATTTGAAATACCTCTTAGTAGTATTGAAAATTTGCCCAAGATTGGTAATGGGCTGTTTAAAGTATACATGTTAGCGATTCTGATGTTAAATGAGTCTTTGTCTTTAAACGCTATAGGCTCATTAGGCCATTCCCCGTAATACAATCTCCACGCAAGACGTGCTGCAGATGTTTGTTTTTTCGCAGAACCTGGTACACGAACTACACAGCGCACACCTCTACTTTTACCAACGCTTTGTGTAAGACATGCATTAGCGCCATTATGCCTTGTAATTGTGCCATTAATAGCATTATAAATAAAATACCTTTCTTTAATCAAAACTTCAAACTCTTTCATAATTAACCTCGATTAATAAAGTCCAACACATCGCGTCCTAATGCAATTAAATCATTTTCAGAGATGTTATCAGCTAGAATCAATATAGACCCCTCTTTAATCTCTAATAAGAATTCATAATCATTTCTTCTAAACTTAGCAATCCTACCTTCTGAACTTATAATACTAAATGTACCAGATGTAGGATCAGTGTTAAGTTTAATACCTGGTTGAGTAGAGATAATCTCTTTTAAACGCAAGAATGCTTGATCACTACCAATAGAAACTTTAACTTCCATCCCATCGACTTTACAATTAGGGTATAAAAGCTTTAGCAGGTCTATGTGAGAGTCAAGAGAACATTTTAAAGTTTTATATTCAAGATCTACAATAGCATTTCTAGGGCGTGCTTTTAAAGCTTTTTCTATTGCCAAGCCAAGATACTCGTTGCATTTTCCTTTTTGTTTATAAGAAACAAAAGGTATTTTATCAACTAATTCAATGTAAGTTTTTAATGGCATTTGGCCACGTACTGTTGCTTCGCGAGATGTTACCATAAGGTCTTGAATAGTGACTAGTTCAATGCCCTGGATTATTAATTCATTCGCTACTTGTACCAATGTTTTAAATTCCTTACGAGCAATATCTTCAACTTGAAGACGCACGCTATTGTTTGTATATGCTGTTAAATATCTCATCATTTCTTTATCTCCAGTTTTTGATTAAAAACCCCTCAACCATTAAGGTCAAGGGGTGTTTGTTAAAAATTACTTACCAGCTTTTGCTTCACGTTTTAAACGATTAGCTTCACGTTTTGCAGCCAATTCAGCTACAGCTTCTGGGCCTTTAGACTCAGCTTCTGCATCTTCTTCAGCACGTTTCTTAGCTTGGTATTCTGCTAAACCAGCAGCAGCTTTGGGTGACACTTCGCGTTTTTCAACGCCAGCGCTATAAGCTTCCAAGATAGCAGCAGAGTTACTAACAACATAATCAGCAAGTTCAGGATTACCTGATGCTTGTAAGATTTCTGTTTTAGCGGCTTCTACTTTTTCTTCAGCAGTTAAACGTTTTACAGCAGGCCATCTGAACGAATCTAAAACAGCTTTTGCATTGTCAAATAAGAAACCTGAAGTGATTTCCGCAAGTGCTTTTTCCAATTTGTTATAATCAGATTTAGTCACACGACGAATAGTACCACTTTCGAAAGCAGATTCAACTGTGTCTTGGTTATCAACTAACCATTCTGCAACGTCTGTTTGATTGCTTACAGCTGTTAACATAGCTGCTAAAATCAATGGACGTCTAACAAAGTTTAATGCTTCTGCTTTAGTTGCAAATGTTTGACCGTTTACTACGAATGCTTGTTGGATTTGGACTGACATGATGAATTCCTTAAGATAAATTATTAATTAATATTTATCTGTGCGGTCCCACTTAGTGCGCTTTTGCCCAATGCTCTTACAGTTCTTAATACGAGATGAGAATCTAACTTCTTATTTGAAATTAGGGTTAATTTAACGGGGTTGGCACACTCGCATTACAACCCGAACCCGTTAAGGTACTGCTTTTGCTACGCGTTGGCCACAGACGGCACGAGGAACCTGTCCCATGCCTGCAGGGATGCCTCAGACGCGGTTGCCAGCTCTGCCCCCGTTTCTGGCCCAAATTTGGGCACCCTGATGCCAGCGGGTAGCACGGGCTGTGAGTCACCAACTTCCACAAGATTGAGGTCATTGTACGGATCATTCTTATTAACTAATCCCTCCATAGTCCATGAAGTATGTTCCCAATCACCGTCATCTAAATACAACCCAAGTACAGGATAGCCATAGCGCTCCTCAATAATACCCAAAAGCACAACTTCCCGGCCATCTTGTGTCTCATATGCTTTATCTAAATCAATCATTTGTATACTCCACTTAGTTTAATACCTTCAGGCAATACAGGCAGTTCATCACTAAACTCTTTTAAATCACGACCCATCGGTTCTTCATCATCGTAAACATATCCTTCGATAGTCCATGTTTCTCCTGTCCATTCGCTATAATTGTCTAAATACGCACCCACTACACTATATGGGTTTTCTTCAGACGATAAGATTGCAAATAGCACTACTGGACGTTCATTGCGGGTTACATATGTTTTATTTAAATCAATCATTTTCTTACTACCCCTTGGCTTGGATCACTTAATTCAACAAGCTCATAAATGTGCTTGCCTTCGATTACAACACCACCAATGTTTGTTTGGTGGACTTGACGATAGTCTTCGTACTTCATATTAACTACAACTACCGATACCGCTATTGCTATCATCATTCCGATAATAGCAGATATTAAATCAAATTTGTGTAACATGTTCTTAACCTCTTGGTTTATTAACTCTTTCATATTATTGCGCAACTAAATCTAAATCATTATCTACAATACTTTCATCGCATCGCCCGTCTATCATCCAACGCTCATCAATCCATTCCTGATAGTCAGTATCATAATAACGCCCTAACACTGGATAATCAGTTTTAACTGATGTGATAATTTGGTGTACTTCCGCTTTGAAGCCACACTGTGTGCGATACTTCTTTTGAATTTCGATTTTCATAACCTACCCCGGTGGATTGCATGAGTAGCACATGCAGTTTCTGTGATAGCCGTGTGGGCCAAGAATTCTGTCACCATCTTCTTCCCAGTTTTCTTCTTGAGGTTCTGGATCATAATCCCACTCTTGATCATCACTTAATTGACCTCTATAAAATGTCATATCTTATCTCTCAGTAAATGCCGCTAATTAAGAAGATTTGTTAACTGATCACTTTCTACGCAACCGTGCAGGGTGCCATAAGATGGAAAGTAGCCTGTCAGGCTACAAGTCCCTCCATCTTCAAAGTAGATGCTTTCATTAGAGAAATTGAAGCCAATTATCGTCTTCGGCCCTCTTCTCGCGGTTCCCCATGTCTGGCCTATTGCGAATTCAGTCCCGTTTACACGAATGCGTTTCTTTGACTTATGAATCTCCAATTCACCACCAAAGCGATGGTAAGGTTGCCACTCTTGATCACTCATGTCTCATCTCTCCGCTCTGGTTCATTCAACTTAGTTTCAGCCGCATGTTCTAATTGTTTAATGTACACGTACACATCGTACGGTACTTTGAAATGCGCAAGTTTACGCGTTTTTAAATCGGGGATTGCTACAAAGTATGAACCTGTCACGTATCCTCCTCCTCGTCATCCCATTCCCATTCATCATCAAGTTCTTCTTCATCATCGTCGATCCAAGTCTCGTCCTCGCCATGATTTTCATATATAGCCATTGTTAAACCTCTTTAATTAAGTCTTCATCACTGTAAGCGCCACAGTCATAATAATAACCTTTGCGTGTATATATACGTAAGGAATCATCACTCGCGCCCATTGCAACAACATGTTCATCATCTCTAATGTGTATTATCTCATACTTTTCACCACGTTCGTTAACATACATACTACCAACTTCTAAACAGAGTCCATTGAATTCCCCCACAAGACTTGTTTCTGCGATAGGAAATTGCTGTCCCTTGAGCAATCCTGTTAATTTAGTTGCAAGTCCTGATTCAACTCTATAAACATGACCTTTGGCACCAATATAAAGCTTTTTATCATCTGGAGGAAAGACATCAACTATATCATAATCAGACTGTTCATTTTCAAATATTTCACCATATTTACTTACACCAAACTTGCAACCATTAGTTGTACTATATTCATATCTATAGAACCCTACGTCACTGGTTGTTTTTGTTATACTAGCCATTTGACCGCTACGTGTTACATAAATACCGCCTACTTTTACTTTAGGAGGTCTCAGCAAATCGCACTCAGACTTTGTATCAATATACATCTTACCATCTATTGTGTAGTCATAGCCATTATCACCACTAAATACATATCTACCATAATGCTCTATATCTGTTAATGTTACAGGGTTTCCCTCTCGTGTAAAATACTGACGACCCGCTTTAAACTTAAAATTACGTACACGTTCTACTAAATCCCAATCTGATTCGTCATAATCAAATCTTTTACCATCCTTCGTTACTGTATAATCAGCATTTGTACCAAACGGATACACAGGACTCTCTGTCGTCTCAATAATTCTGACAACTTTACCGTGACGTGTTCTATACTTCTTGTTCAGTTTTATTTTCATTTTCGATTTCCTTCTGGATTTTAAATAGGTTCTTTAGCTGTCTGTTTCTGATCAAAAGCTCTTGTTCTAACAACTGAATAGCATGCTTCTTTTCAATTATTAGAATTTCCACCTGCCTTTCATAAATGTAAAGTGGCGTCATCATACATACCGTCCTGAATGTTCAATAAATGTTCTAGAGTATCTGCTTCATCTTTATCGTAGCGTCTCTCAATGAACTTAGGCTCAAATAATGAGTAGTTACCTTTCTCATCACAAATTACTTCTGAATACGTTACACCTATAATTGCATATAACCAATCTCCTCTGTTGTTCCAAATCTCTTGTGTCAATGCATCTGTTAAGTTACCTACACCAACACTTAAGTCACCATCTTCTGTTACACATAATAGTGAACCGAATGTTTCTTTATTAGCACCTGTTCCTGGTATAAATTCAATGACTCTTAACTCACACTCGAATTCTTTCTTAAACTTAACACCACCAGTTGTAGTGCCATCTCTCCATAGCATATCTTTTTTCTTAAGCATACTGCCTTCTTTTCCTTGTCTAACAAGTTCTATGAAATGCGTTTCTGCTTCTTGAAGATTATTAACAATCCGTGTATCAATTATTCTTGTCCATTTACATGCAATGCCTAGATTAGCATCAGAGAGGTGTAGTAAGTCAAAGTGTAAGTTATTCAATCTAGAGTAATAAGGCTCATCATCTGCCCCGTTAGCAATACCTGACAACTTTACTCGATCCCAAACCATGAATACAGGTTTTTCTTCTGGCTTAAAGCTGCCGCCTAAATTAACTCTACGTATGATACCGTTACTAGTTTTACGTTCCAGAATTTCTCCATTTACTTCTACTAATAATTCACCATGATACTGATATCCATCTTTCATATGAGGACTTAATTCAAATATCAGATCATAGTACTCATAGACATTCATTGGCTGGTAATTACGTGATAACATTGAAATATCACCAGCACTCTTAGTGATGTTTACAAACAAGCCATTAGCCTTTTCTTGGGAGAATGCAGGAAATGGAAACTTATCCATCTTAACATTCTTAGGAAGGCTAAACCGCATATATTTCTTAATAGGTATGAATTCAGATTGCTTTGCCTTGTTAATAGATTTCACATCAAAGCCAGCATCTAAACTTTTATTAAGAATTTGACAGAATAGTACTTGAGATTTGGGTGTTAATGTTTGCAAATGTTCATTAATAATCGTCTTTGCTTGATTACCTGTTAGTCTTCTTTTAGCTAGGTTATCTAATAAGGTGAATGTAGCATTGTTGAACATATCACGACCAGTTTTAAAAGGTTCTTCTACATTCCTAATACCATACATGATGAATGGATCATATGCATGCCATATAATATCTTCAAACATTTCATCTTCTAACCCATATGCTAACATATGAATCTTTTCATTCTTAGAAGGCTGTTGTGCTATTGCCAATAATAAATCATATACGTCATCACTATTCATTTCTTAATCCCCAATAATACCTTTAGAATATCCCAAGCTAATTCAGCTAATTGTTTATACATAAATTTCTCCGATTAAAAGGGGAACCGAAGTTCCCCTAAGATTAATTCCACGCTAAATATTCATTAATACGATAACCAGTAGTTCCCCACTGGTATGCTTGAACATACTTATACTTACGATATAATGCTCGTAATTGTTTTCTGCGATCTCTGCTATTACCGCTTAACACAAAATGACTTGGGCTAAGCATGACAGGCGATGCATTCTCCTGCTGCGTTTGATTTGATTCCATTAGTAGTCCTGATATAATATAATGACTTAATACCTTCATCCTGAAATGCCATTTGATGAATCTGTGAGATATAAGCTTCACTCTCATCGGCACTAAAGAAAAGGTTAATAGATTGAGCCTGATCAATATATCTTTGACGAGCAGATGCAAGTCTAATAATTGCTTCAGGTGAAATTTCGAATGCTGTTTTAAACACAGCCTTTTCTTCATCAGTTAGATAATCTTCATTCTGAACTGAACCATTATCATCTACGATACGCTTCATTGCAGCTGTTACATCTTCACCGTGAGACTTAATGATTTCTCTAAGCTTAGGTGATGATCTAAACATTTTGCCACCAGCGGTGTTTTGTACAAATGCATTCTTGTAGATTGGTTCAATACCTTGTGACATACCCCCTGCAAATAATGCTGATGATAAGTTAGGTGCAATAGCTATTAAATGTGTATTACGCATTCCATGACCACGACACCATTCAGGTTCGCCCCATTCACGAGCCATCCATCTTGATGCATCTCGCGCTCTGTCATACAAGTGATAGAACATTGATTGACTGAGATTGTGAGCTTCAAATGAATCAAATGGTAGCATCTTTTCTTGTAAGTAACTGTGGAAGCCTAACATGCCTAAACCTAATGCTCTAGATTTTTCAGAGAACCTTACAATACGCTCCATACCCTTACGCTTCTTACCAATTTCAATTTGATCTTGGTTAACGCAATCTAAGAACACTGTAGCAATGAATACAGCATCTGTCTTACTCCAATCATCATAGTATAATGCATTCATAGATGATAATACACATGCAAATGTATATTCTTCTTCTTTATATTTACCACTGAACAATGCTATTTCAGTACATAAGTTTGAAGCTTTAACTTCTAACCCCTTAGCTGCATACATTGGAGGATTGGCACGATTTACTTTATCGATAAAGAAGAAGTAACCTTTACCAAGCAGTCTAAGCTTCATTGCACGCTGGTAACGTCTGATAGCATCTGCATCACCGTTGTTAAGACGTTCAATAAACGCATCATTGATAATCCAACCTACATTGGCATCATCAGGATGCTTTGTTATATGTGTCACAAGCTCATCAAAGTCAGCATGGTCAATTTCTAAGTAACCTGCCCATGCACCACGTCTCTGTGATCCCTGAGAGATATCTTGTGCTACCTTTACAAAGCCTTTAAATACAGGCAATACACCAGAAGCACTGCCAGCAACACCACTGATAGTGCTACCCCTAGAACGGATATTTCCAAGGTAGTTAGACGTTCCGTAACCTTGTTGACTAAGTACTGCAACTTCTTTTTGTTTTTCATAAAAGTCATATACTTGATCCTCTATTGAGCCACCTGAACAACTGACAGGGCATCCGAAACCTGTACCCATATTTGCCATCACAGGCGTACTAGGGATTAACCAACCTTTCCACATGATATCAAAGAACTTATCTTCCCATGTGACTGGATCAGGTGTATAGGATGCTGCATGTCTAGCTATTCGTGTGTATATTGATAACAAATCAGGATACTTCTCTGATACGTACTTTTCTTTCAATAATTGCCAACTGTTTGTGATAATCCAAGGTGGTAATCTACCCTCCGCTTGTAATCGTTTACGTTCTAAACTTAACTCTCTATACATTTTTTGGTGTCCATGTAAATTTGGCTTCTGCCCAATCCCTACGATAATCATTGCCTTGCGCAATGAAAGTGTCATGTAATGTACTTGATTCAATATCTAAATAAAACCAATCAGCAATCGGATTATATTTAGGTTCAAAGATAGCTGGATAACCTAATCTCTCTAGGCATATATCTAATCTAGATTGTACGAAGTTTTCAAGCATTAATGCATTAATGCCAGGAATATCACCTTTGTCAAAGATCTTTTTGATGATTTGTTTTTCATGTTCAAACAAAATCCATGCAGTAATCTCTAGTTCATTAGCAAGTCTTTCATGTGCTAAGTATTCCTCAGCCTCTATTGCTTCATGATATAGAGTGTTGAACAAATAAGCACCAGCTTGACTATGAATGTTCTCGTCAATAGCGGAGAAATTAATTCCTGCATTAATATTTTGAAATTTATTTTTGCCATTATTATTAAAGTGCTTTAAGAATGCAAAACTAGAATAAAGAATAGCGCCTTCAATCATACTAAACACACCTACTGATTTTAACTTATCATAGGTTGTTTCTGATTGTGTAGCTACTTTCTCTAACCATTCCATTCTATCTTTCAAGATTGGATCGTCTAGGTATGCTAAATAAAACTCAGGGTTATCTAACCCTAGCAATTCATTAATTTTATTATAGAATGGTGCATGAATGTTCAGCTCAAACATTGCAAATACTGAAGCCATTCTTTGAACATCTGGACGTGGAAAATGCTTACATATATAATCACGCCAGTAGTTATTTCCAACATTAACTTCATAGTGTACAAAAAGCAAAAGAACACTGACAATTCCGTGGTACTCTGCTGCTGTACAATTTGTTCGTAATTCATGGATATCTTTCTCCACTTCAATTTCATCTGCTGTCCACAATATGGACGTTTGTTCTTCAGCGAAGTTAACTAACGCTGGATAGTCTGTACCGTAGCATTCTCTTTCTTCAAGAATTTGTGCCATTTAAATCTCCATAAAATCATCTGGGTGTAATAGTATTGAAGCTGATAACCTACCTGTTGGATAGTCATAATCAACACCTGGTACGTTTCCTGTTAGACCTGTGAATCTGCTTTTCAGTACTCTCATCTTAATATGATTTCTTATTCTATCATCATCATGTGACATGTCACGTGCGAATGCTATGATATCATTTGAAATTTGTTTAATTGAGCCTGAACCCTTAATATCATCTAAAGATGGTAATTGACCTTCTTCAAATGATGTCTTGCCTGTAGGTGTCTTCCTTAAATGTGACACTAAGCCAATCCATACGGGATATCTTTTACATAATCTAAGTAAATCATTCATAGTTTTATCTATGGCTTCATTACCTGTTAGTCCATCTACACCTTCTGAAACCAGGATTGTAATGTGATCGATGAATAGATATTTACAACCTGATAATGCCATATACTCTAGCTTTTCAAACAGAGTTGAATCTTCCATAGAACCTTGATGGTCTAATACCATAATTCTATCATCACCAAACACTGCTCTAAAGCCTGATTCTAATTCACTTTCTGTTAATTCTCTATATGAAGGATTGACATTCAACGGAATACCCGAGAGTTTACGTGTAGTCTCAGCAGGTGATTCTTCTAATGATACAATACCTACCATTGCAGGGGTAGTATCTATAATATGCCACACAATTTCTCTGAGAATAGTTGACTTACCTGAGCCTGTACCAGAAGTAAATAGTACAATCTCATTTTCACGCATACCTTTAGTCTTAGTATTTAATGCATCTAAACACATGGGATATGGTACAGATTCAGTATCATTGTAAGCTTTTAAAGCTTCCCATAATTCATCTCTACCTAAGATACCTACAGGCGTGTATTTAGACGCTTCCCAAATAGCAATTAATAATTGTTGGCCGCCTTTCTCAAGTAACATTTGACTTGGATCTTTAACAGGCAATTTAGCTAATCTTACTTTATCAGCACCTATATATTTAATAGCTTCTGCTTTAGCTTTTTCACCAGCTTCATCAGTATCAAGGCATAATACTACTGTGTCAAATGACCTTACCCAATCTCTATGCGCTAAGAGTGTCTTAACATTAGATGCTGAGGGAATTGAGACTACAGGATAAATTTTTCCATACTTATCTAATGATGCTTGTGCTACTGCCATTGCATCTAATTCACCCTCAGTTACAATCAACCTCTTACCACCTGTGCCAAACTTATCCATACCGAATAAAGTTGTTGGTTTACCTATACATGAAAACATCTTAGGTAGCTTTCTAACTTTATAAATACCTTCACCGTAAGGATAATAGTGTGTATCTACTTCGCCATCTTCATTAAATGCTGATTTAACATCAAAGAATTCCGCTACTTCCTTAGATATCTTTCTATCTTTAAAGCCAGCAGTTCTTAGTTTTTCTACATCTAGTACAAAAGGTTTCTTAGGTTTTTCCACGTGAGTGAACTCCTTATTTTTGTTAGCGGGAAACCAAGTTTGACAGCTAAAGCATGTAGCTGTGCCGTTCTCATAGATCTGAAGTGCATCTGAAGAACCGCAATCTGGATTTGGACATGGTTGATTGTGAATTACTATTTTACCCATCTTTTGGCCATTGAATTAAACATTCTGGTGACATTTTAGTGATCATAGTTAATCGTACTCTGTGATCGTGTGATACATTTTCTTTGACATCCCATGATACCTTCTCGATTTGTTTATTATACCACTTGAGTGTTACTGGGGTTTCAACATGGCATAATGACCATGTCTCTGCCCAAGCTAAGGAGCCTTTGGTAGTGTATTCATCAAGGACAATAAACTTGAACTCTTTCTTCGGTCTGCTAGCGAAATGAGCCGCCAAACTGTTAGAGCTAGATTTATATCTACGCCAATCAGATTCTTGTCCATAAGTAGCTTTACCATATGATCTGTAATTCTTCTTGCCAAGATAGAATCTATCCAAGACCGTATCATATATAATGTAGATGAATCCCACATATTGTTTATTTCCTACGTTCATCTGTCTATTAAAACACCAGTGTCCATTATCAAATTTACTAATATCTGAATTGGACACGGTGTGGTTTATTTTACCTTTAAATTCAGCCATCTCTAATTTCCTGTGCTAATGGCCAGTTATCAAAACAGAAATAATCATCATATGTATTCTGTATGTTGATAAGCTTTGCATTAGCTAATAGATATTCAGGCCATTCATCACCATTAGCTTTTATATATTGTTCAATTACTGCCTCTTGGAATTCCTCATCTGTTGTGCAATGTGCTAAAGCTTTTGATGCTTTCACTGGCCCCATTTTCCAAATGCCAGGTATATTATCCGTGGCATCGCCTTTTAATACTTGTTCGTAGAAGTTTCTTTTAGCATCAAGCTCTGAGACTTCTGTAATTGTTTTATGCTTTATATTATAGTGCTTTCCAGGGATCATTAATAGATCCTTATCTATTGAGCATATAACATAATCTATATTATGAGACCTACATTCATTTGCCCATATACGTAATAAATCATCAGCTTCGCGTCCATCTGCAGCTATAGCGATCTCGTGCATTACTGCTAGCTTTCTTACAAATGGTACAAAAAGATTAGGTGGACCAGCTGTACGATGCTTCTTATAGTCTACAAATATTTCGTCTCTATAGTTGCCTTCACCCTTAACAGCCATACAGTAATCACTTGCAAATGTCTCCTCCATAATCACTTCTAACATACTTTCAAAGTTACGCCATATTGCTTTACGATACTCTGTATCTTCTTCTTTAGTGAATACTTGAGGTATTACGTTACCCTCATCATCAAGATATGTGACACCATCAGTACGGTTGTAACAGCAGTTGTGGGCAAGTATATCGCCATCAATCAGTGCTATCAGCATCTAAAACTCCCATTTCCTGAGACAATTTCATTCTTAGCAATGTGCGATCAATCTTATCTCTGATATCAGGCACTCTTTCGCAATTCAATCTAATATTACACTCTGATGAAAGAAGTATTAAAATAGCTTGTACATCAGATAGCTCTGATTTAAGCTTTTCTTTGTTAGTCTTTTCATACAATTCATATTTATGATCAAGTGTGAATCTTAAACATTTAGACGCTTCCTGTGCGGCTTCTGAGAGTTCTTCCATTAAACATACAAGTAGATATTGTTCTTTATTCATTAGTGAATCTCATACCAGTCATTGCCAATTTTTCCGCTACCATCCATAATCTCAACACCGAATAGTTTTGGGCCGTCTGCAAAAGCTTGTTTACCTATTTCTGCTGCTTGTTCAGCAAACTCTTCAGGCACCATAAAGTCAATTTCATCATGCATCATAATTAAGGGTTGGTACGGAATTCCTGCAGATTCGAGTCGCTCCATTGCAAGCATACATGCTGCTCCGCAAGTAATTTTCTCTGCCGATTGCAGTAGATAGACAAGAAGCTTATGGAAACTGTCAACATACACACGAGTACCAGCCAAGCTAGGTATATAACCATCTCCCTTTTTCTTTGTGTTTCCATATATTTTCTCCAACTTTTCACTTAAGTCTTTAAACCCTGGAACAGCTTTAATAAAGCCTGATTTCAATTTCTTACCTTTAACATCATCATGCGAGCCAAAGATATATGACCAAAGCTTTCCACCACTGGCTCCGAATAAGAATGCGTATAGAATTCTTTTGGCATTCGCTCTTGGTACTACATAATTCATCTTTAAATCTTTCTTTAAGATCTCAGTAAGAATATCAGCATTAAATTGATGGATATCACCATTAAGTAATGTATCAATAAATGTAGCATTATTCAAATAATGTGCTAAGCCTCTAGCTTGATTACCTGATGAATCACAGCCTACAAGCTTCCAGCCAGGCTTACATGAGAACAATTCCCGCATTTCTCTACCCCATGGTGAATCTCCTGACGGTACGTTAACAATAATAGAGTGTCTAGCACGCATACTTGGTGTACCGATTGTCATACAATCACCGTGCAGATTGCCTTGAGCATCTACGTTCTTTAACCATGTTGTTAAAATGCCTTGCCTAGCCTTTGCAGTTAAGAAATCTTTATAGAGCTTACCATCACCACCTAAGAATTCTAAACTATCTTCTGTAATCTTAGGTGTAGTTTTCGCTTTTCTTCCTGTAATAGGATCAGCTTTATAATTCCAATCATTAGGAACCCAACCATGTCTATATAGAAATATCTTTACATCTGTTACCGAGTCCAGACTAAGAGGTTCGACTTGAATACGGCAATACTCACCATCGACAATGCGATCATCAGGATCGAACCCACTCCAAGGATCCACATCAAACCACCGAGCAGTATGCGCATCATAACATCCATCCTTTCTATATTTAGGTCTCTTTACTTCTACAATACCAAGTTTCTTATCTACAGCGACTATCTTTAAGCCAAGTTTTGAATTTAGTGCAGTATACGTCTTATCCATTTCAACTTGTAATCTGTCATAAAGTATATGTGCTTTATCTAAATTAAATGGCCATCCACCTAAGTTAGCTTCGGCACACCACTTACTTACTGCATGTTCTACTTTAATATACTCTTTGACTTTAGGATTCTTTTCAGACACTTCAATCAATTCCTGCTTTAATATCTCTAATACCTTGACATTTAATGAAACGTCGTTATTACAGTATTCACCCATTTGTTCAGAATATCCAGACCAGTCTTCAAACTCTTGTTTAGGAAACTCTAAATATTCACCCCAACGTTTTAAACCATGCCCATCATTACCGAACCTCCTATAGTCTAATACTTGTGAAAGAATAAGTGTATCTACAGCTTTTACGCTCTTAGGTAATTCATAGTTGAATAGCTTCTTTAATACAGCTAAGTCATATCCAATAATATTATGGCCCATAACTTGTCTAGCATTATTGAATAGTTGTATCCAATTCATATCTCCTTGCAAAAATTGCATTCGCTTATTAGCACTTACATCATGAACAACCATGATCCACATTTGTGTTACGTCTTTTAATAGTCCATCGGTTTCAATGTCGAATACATAATTCATATATAATTTCCAAATAAAAGGCACCCCAGTATTAGTGAGGTGCCGATTTTGTTATAGGATGCTTTCTACTTCTCCAACCTTTATCGGTCTGCCGGCCTTTTTATAGGCGATTAGGTACTTTAAGTACCATAAAGCTTTTTGGAGTTCTTGTAGAGAATCATCCTTTTGACCATTACGGTCAAGGTATTTTCTTATTTGTAATTCAACTGCTGCTTCGAATTTCACTGGATCACGCAGTGTAGGTATTCTACTCATTGTGTCTAACCATTGTAATTCATCTACATATCCCTTATAATGCTTAGGGTCTACTGCATTATTTACTTCTTGAGTTTTTTTACGATAATTCATTAGATAATTATCTAAAGCTTCTTCGTCATGGAATACAATTTCGTTTCCATTACTTTCTGTAATTACTGCGGTTAAATGGTCATTGTTTAAATTATACTCAGTAACATCACGAATATTCTCATTTAAATATTCATTAATAGTTGCTTTATATACTATTTGAAGATCATATAAAAATGAAATTGTACGCTCTTTCTTTTTCCAATGTCTTCGATCTATTTGTTCATACCACGCATCAAGTTCATCAACATTTCTAATAAAAGAAATTCTTTGAAGCGGCATATTATTTGTTTCTGCTTTTATAAAATATCCGTCTTTAAAATTAGAAATCATACTATCTAATTCACATTCTCTAATAAAAGCTACAAATTGGTGATCTTTATTAAGTATTTTGTATGTATAATTTATCATATATTTAGAATACGTCATCGTCAGTTTCATTACTGCTGAATTCACGTTCATATTCTGTCTCACCGAAATCATCTTCGCTGATACGTGGAGTATATACTATATGCTTTGTTAATTGTACTGTCATAAGGGTAAAGCCTTTCTTTGTAACCCCCATTGGATCTTTATATTCGTATTCAAATACACGAATATTACCGATGGATCCATTTCCAATCGTGTTGGGATCAATAGGTCTTAATTTACCATCAATCAATTTCACAGGTTCATTTGGTGTACCGTCTGATTTAATAGACTTCTTTTTCAGATTAGCTCTGAAATATGTATCACCATCATCTGGAACGATAGCCTTGACAGTCAATCCAATAGCTTCCCATTCTTTCTTTTTCTCTTTGTCGGTAGTCCGAATTTGGAGTTCCCATGTAGGATTTTCTTTATTAAACTTGCCGTTTGGTTTACCAAGTTTAGCGAAATAAATTTCTACGTCATATAACTTTGCCATTGCTGTTCTCTCTTTTGATTTCTGAATTAGGGTTAATTTAACGGGGTCTCTAAGCATTTATAGAGACCCACATTTATTAGGAAATATTTACTGATTCTTGCACGTTTTCATTTACTTTAGCAAGTTCTTCTGGAATGAACCAAACCGGACCGCCTGCATTTGTAGTGATGAAATGAAACTCATACCAGTCAGAGTCTTCGATTTTTCGAGCAATATCAAATGAACCAGGATCTAACGCAAGATTAGTTTCTCTAAATACACCATTATCATCCATGCCCATAAATGTTACATGCAAGAAATCTCCAAAAGATTCTAGAATATGAAGATTACCGCCAAATTCATGAATGTAACCTGCAGCATCATGTGTGCTCATTAAGATGTTTGAAAAGTGTTGCCACAGTGGTTTCCAATGCGGATGATCTTCTTTTCCATAAAAGAAGTCGCGTACATGTGAGTTTTGTCTAAATGTAATCATGCTTTTAACCATTCTGAAAATAAATTAATATAACGATCAACTGTTGCTACAGAATCCTCGTATCCACTTTTGCCTTCACCTAGCATTGCTCTTAATAGCTTAAGCAAACTAAGTACTTCAATTACTTCTTCTTTAAGCACTAGCATTATCTCGTACCATAGCTTGAACATAAAGTGGAGTAACATCGGGAGGTGCGCATGCTGCAACTCCGCCCAGTGGCATCCAACCTTGGTGCAATAGCTCTACTACCATGTTTTCTAAAAGTTTACAGCTTACAGCTTCTAATAATTGATATTGCATTTGACTAATCATTTCTTATACCTGTTCTTTCTTTAGCTTTAAGTTGTCTTTCCCAATTAACTAAATATGGTTCAATGGATTCTTTATCCCATGTGGCATCTGCTCCATGATTAGGTAATCGTCCTGAATACAATGCCATACCTAGTTGCATCTGGTTGATACCTAATCTAATCATTACATCTCTAGTGCTTACTCTCATTTTTGATTCCATGAATAATTATAATCGTTTCAAGTTCAGCAATCTTATCTTGAAGTTTTTCATTCAGTTCAGATTGTGTACGCGCAACCTTATACCAATGAATATTCTTATACATTACAAAAAGTAATGAGCACCATAGTGCTATATCACCGTAAGACATCATCTATTTTTACCTCTATAATTTTTAATATATCAATTCCAAAGATTCTAAGAGGAATATAAAAAATGAATAGCAATACAAATAATGGTATTACCACCGCCAATGAAAACATGGCTTGACAAATATCTTTAAACATAATTATTTCCACATTGCCGATTGTTGTTGTTGATTCAAAGTCAGACTCTTGACTTTATTCTCAAATGCTACTAATGTAACATATTCTTCTCCAGCTAAGTAAGCGGTTTTATACATATGATCAATATTACTATCTAGTAATGCTCTATCAAGCATATGTTTATTTCGTGGTGTGAATGTTTCATCATTCCACTGGTCACAGACGTATTCCTCAAATGCGTCTATCTCTAAATTTAAAACATAGTTAATCGTACTCAGAATATTATCCATTTGGTTCTCCTTAGAAAAATAATAAATCGCCAATTTTTACCATTTTAACATTTGTTCTGAAGCGCTTGCCTAAAGGCACATTATTAAAATGCGTATAGCCTTCTGTTAATTTAGTAGTTCTGAGATTTCTGAATAACATTTTTCGCGCCAATTCATATTGCTTATCCAACACATCTCTATCGGCTTTACCTTTAGGGTGGGGTGTTTTCATACCATGTCGTGCCCATGTAAACAAACCTGGATCACGTTGAATAACATGACATAGATTTTCTCCTGGACGTGCGTGTTCAATTAATACTTGACCTACACCTAACATAGTATCAACTGGTTGGTTTCTTGCCTCGAAATACATTACAGCTACGAGACAACCTATTGATGTTAACATACTTTCCTCCATTTTTGTTTTGAGCAGTTAAAGCATACTCAGGCTTTTATTAGCTATTCCAGCTCTTTGTAGAATTTAACAATGAGTCGCGGAGGAATTGGTGAATACAGCTGTAAGGGATTTACCTCGGTATTCACACAAGCCGAAATACCACAACAGCTACTAGCTGTCTCAAAAGAAACCTCTACTTCATCAGTTACTGGATTAACCATAATCGTGTTTATCATATCATACACAGGGCCACTTACCTCATGCGCAGCTTTATTTTGATAATAGACTCGCGCATGCAAACCCAGGGTATATACTTCCTTTGGACCTGATACAGCATCTTCATCGGTCAGTGTCAAGTAGCCTATTTTCTCGTAAGCTGCCACAAGTAACTCTGCAATCGTTGTCGGCATATCAGTAAACCTCCACGAAATTAATTTGATAAGACCAATCATCGCCTTTGACGATGAAGATTTCAAAATTACATCCTGGATCAATCTCTTCTTGATCTACTCGCTGACAAAAAGAATTCGGGTCGCAGCTACGACACACTTTCATGAAGTCTTCCACACGTCCGTTAAAATCTTCAAAAACATCTTTAATGTCATTTTCTGTAAATGTTGAAACAACTTCGACAACGCCATTACAATTCCAAATAACATGTGCATAAAGCTTTTTCCCAAGGCAATTATTCAACAAAAAAGCATTGGATTCTTCTTTTGAAATAAACATATTAACCCCATTTTTGTAAGATAAAAATTGTGTAAGATCCGTGGTAACCTTCTGTACCACCTGTTGTAATTACATCTGTTAATTCATATTCAGATTCCATTAATGCTTGTAGTTCAGAGTAGTCAGCTTTATGGCCAACAGCAATGTTTAGTATCTTTACTTCGTGTTTCTTCTTTGGTTGTGTTAAACCTATTACATTGCTCATACCGCAAATCCATACCATTTGCCAACAGGCATTATCGGGTTAGCAAGAAACTTGCACATCGGATTTGTGATCTCAATGGCTTCTCTCTCTTTCTTTCTTAAGTTATGCATACATGCTTTTAAATCAACACCACTATAAACATAAGTTATGCTACCGTTTTTATTACGTATAGAATCTACTGGATCTGCTTGACTTTTTACGATACGTGTACGAACAGTATTAGGTGTTGTTCCAGTCAATTCTGCGTATTCATGTATTGTAAATCTTTGTGGCTGTGTCATATAAACTCCTATGCGAAAGCGTATTCGCTTTCTAGAATTAAATTAATATCAAGATCACCCATCTCAAGATAAGTAAGATCTCCGTCAATATCATCCATTATTGGAAACAATGGATTATCTTTATAAAGTTCTACAAATGTCTCGCGAACTATTCTAAAGAGATTTGGCATGTCAGCAAATAAACAACCATAGCTGTCATGAATTGTTGTAATTGTAAAATCACAACGGTGTGTAGTAAGTGCTAAGTGTGCTGCATCTAAACTATGAATAACGTTAGGTGCTGCTCCTTGAGACTGCTTACCTTTACTAGGAACCACATCTTCAATAAAACATATTGCTAATTGAAAAGTGTTTTCATAATAACCTGTAGATTTACGTGACCCAACTGGTGGCCCATACTGTACATAAATCTTTTTAACTTTACCTTCTGTATAATTTTGTACCACAGGAAAGTTTACTATTGGAACATTCCATGATAAAAATTCTTCAATTTTCTCACAGTTTCTTCCGGCATTCTCAAATATATTTAACAGCCTCATTGGCTTCTCTAATGAAGCTTTACAATCTTCAAATACTAATCTGCCCAGCCAAGCTCCCCATTTATGCTCCATATGAAGTAGCAAGTCTATTCCATGCTTTTTTGCATCAAGGATTTGTTGCTCTCCCAATCCATAGCTGCTACCTCCATAAGGAAGAGTCATAGTGTTTCTTTTAACTATCTTCCTTCTTTGTTTCAAATCCTTTATACGATTCCAAAATACAGGTGCTGCAACAGAGCCAATATCAGCCCATTGTTGTTTATAGGCTTTAATTTGAGCTACTAGTTGATTCCTAATTTCAGACTTAGGTTCGGATGCAGTAATCTTTTTCTTTAATTTAATTAAGCCATCTATAAAATCTTCACATTGAAAGATTAAATCCGCTGGCATTCTTGCTATGTCATTAGATATTTTATTCCATACATGTTCGGCAACATATGCATATAAATCACCTGGAAGTTCTAATGGAATTAAATTAACATATGGAGCTGTTATTTCATCTCTTGTTAATGCAGATAAATGTTGTGAGCCGTTCGTTGATCCGTCAATAAAACATTCAACATGTGACTCATACTCTAAATATCTTGGTCCCAATTTTAAAGCATTTCTTAATTCAATACATGCACTTAAGAATTGCCATGGCTTATCTCCTGACATCCATCCTTGATTTACTTTTGGACTTTCTGCATATGATAATAAAATCTCTTGATTGTCTAATACCCACTGATATCGGTCTTTGAGATTGATCTTATCCGTCTTTGCACCATCTTCACGTCCTGATGAACCTGCCCAGTTACTGGCGATAGATACACATAGCCAAAAGAAACCCTCTTCACCAATTACTTTCTTATCTTGACGCATTAAAAGACCTTTAGCAATATCACTAGATTGTTCATGGAGATATGCCGTTGTTGGATATTTCCTTCCACGGAAATCAAGGTAATACATATGGTAAAATACAGTATCCATGAACTTATCTGCTATAGATAGAATAGCTTTTGTTTCCCTTAATTTAGTAGTCTTAGCTTGAGGATTTTGCTGCTCCCATATATCACTAAATGCATCAGTATGGTTATTCAATGCCCATTTAGAAACATTATAAACTTCTTTGTTTATTTGCCAACCCGTATTTAAGCTCTTATTTACTGAATCAAATACTATAGGATGTGTTGCAGGTGTTAATTTTGTTGGAACATCTTTATTACCCGTCTTGACTAATACTTGTCCAGTAGGGTGTTTGAATTCTGTATAAGATTCATATGGTGTTACTGAAGGTAATTTACCCTTGGCACCTTCTCTGCTTACACTTTCCCATAGTAATTGTATTGTCGCATCATCTAAGACTTCTACAATATATGTTGCATGACCATTACCAGCAGAACCTAGTACTGCTCTAAGCATTCCAAGCTCTTCAAATGAGTATAGTATGAATGCACCAGTCTTAGCCGCAACAGATGAATCTTTCTTTAAACCTCGTCTTACTGAATGCCCAATAATGCTAATGACTTCTACCATTAATATTTGTTTGTTTACAGCACCTCTCTTTGGACGAGTGTATAAGTATACGTTAGATATTATTACATCTAATACGCTTTCTAAGTCAATTTCTTTTAGAAATTTTAGCGGACTTTGAGGAGCTATTTCTAATTGCATCCTTCTTTTTAATGACTTCAATAGTTGTATTCTCATCTGATCCTTTGCTGTTTAAAATACTGGAGAACGCACATAGTAGTAATAAATTAAATATCGGCATTGTCACCACTATTTACTAAATGTACTACTGTTGCCATAATTACTACAGGTGTAGTCAATCCGAATAATACGGAAGCTAACCATACTGTTGCCGCATAATTTAATGTATTAGTCATAGAAAGAAAAAAATAAGGGTTAACCCTCCCACATCCCTAATACACCCCCAATTAAGGGAATGTATTAGGGATGTGGGAGGGGATATTCTTACTTACAGAGTCAACAGACTCTGACTTTCTATGGCAGTGTTCGAAGCTCTTTAAGTAGTTCGTAATCCTTTTTGCCTATATAGATCGGGTTGAGGGACCCTTTTAAATTTACAACTGGATAAACACTTATTCCATCTTTTACAAATTCCTTTAAAAGATAGATATCTTCAACATCTAACTTTTTAGCACTGAAAGTATATTCCGGTGGTTTATCTTTTTTGTCCACTGGATAGTGACCTTCTAGAACAATATAACCATTCCACTTAGCCTCCTTTGCTAAACGTCTTAATTCACGTTTAGCTTTTATAGCTTCAAGTTTTTTCTTCTTCTTAAAATCCTCATCAGCTTCTTTTATGAAGTCTTGACAGTCTTTAGTAAAGAAGATCCCAACTGCAATTGCCACAATCCAAAGAGGGTTCATAGTAACAACCCTCCTAAAAGGAATGGTACAATGAGTATAATGTCAAACACTAGCCTCCCGATATTAAGCAAATAGTGATACATATACCAGCTGTTGATTCCAACTGGCATTGTTACAACTGCAACAGCTCCAATTACAACTGCTGTAGCAGCTATAGTTGATGTTACAATTTCCACTTGAGCCTCAATAGCGGTCTCAGCAGGTGTTCTTGAGTCTTCTAGTTTGTTTAAAACTAAGGCACCCAAACCAACAAGTAATACTAATGGTATCATTTCTTTTCTCCAAATAATGCATCAAATAAAGTGTATACAGCAAAGCCAACAACTACCCCTGCTACAATAGGGTTTAATACAACAGCTGTTCCTGTTGCAGCAGCTGTCGCAAACGGTGTAACAATCGTTTGTGCACCTACTTGTAAGGCTGTTCGTGTAACAACTACAGAAGCTACTTCTGCAATTATTATTGGCGCTTGCGCAGCTACGTAAGAGCCTGCGAGATATCCAGCTGATACTGGGGCCACTACATCTAAAACTTTGCTTAGTTCGCTCATTGTAAGCTTCCTCTTGGAATGTGAAGTTATTAAAGATTAATTTTGAATGAATAAATGCCTTTTTCAGATATACGTAGGTCTGAGCCTTCATGCATCCAAATAAGATAGCCAGCTTCTCCTACGTCGAGTGTGCTAACAATAGCCCAGGGATTTCCATCAGGCGGATATATTGCTGTTACTTCAGAGTTATTTCTTTTTCCTTCATAAACTTGACCTGTTAATTCAGAGTCATTAAGAAGATTTAATTCTACTATTACACATGCAATTTTAATTAATTTCATTTTGATTTACCTTTTAGTTAGATTGCATTGCTGCGATTGTAGCCATGATTGCGGCCATTTGATCTTCTACATTGTTGTCTAGAGCTTTGATACTTTCATCATGAGCAATTTTCATTGCTTCTAATTCAGAATAGACTGCTGCTTTTGCTTGTTGAATTGAGTTCATTTTATTACCTTTGATTTTAATTAAGTTAGTTGAGGTACCTTATTGTACTTCATATAAGATACCTCTTTTTCCGCGTTTAAAAGGGATAGTCCGAAGACCATCCCTGTGTTAAAGCACCAGCACCCCCTGCTGGTAAATATGCCCTTCCGTTAAGACACATAGTTTGAAGTCATCTCCATTCAACTTCTCTAGCATAGCTGCTAGACTATCAACATCTCTACCTACCCACGTGACGTTGTCCCACGTGTACTGGACAACATTGCCAATACGCACGCGCGTATTAGCCGCATCTAAGATATTAATCACTGCAGAGTAATCCTCTGCATCGACTTCTTCATAGTCCCAGGGGACGTGGTGTCGGATATCGATATCTAAATTGTTTTCAATTACAAACATTACTGTACTTTTCATTTTTGCTCCTTCAAAGCTGCCTTAAGAAAGGTATCAAAGGCTTCTGAGTTTTTCTCTTTCTTTTTACGGAAAGGGAATGGCACACCCTTAGAGTTTATTAGCGCTAATTGTTGGATAGGTGTTACTCTATTGTGTTTCATGATATACTCCTTAGTTATAATAATCGATATTGATTATCATATAAGATACCATTATTTCCGTATTAGGAATTAACAATTAATGGATAATGACTAAAGGGTTAATTGAGGGGGGACGTCTGAAGGGTTAATTCAACGGGTTCGGTGCTGAAAACTGCGACACGCCCCGCACTGAGAGTGCCAGTTCTGCGACCAGAAACTGCCCTACACGGCACGCGGACGGCACGCTGCCCCCTCAGTGATGCCCCCGTCTCAGGCGGCCCACACACGCCCAACTTTGAGAGGTGTGAAATCTGCCCGTCTCTGCCACGCTGAGGCTGCCCCATGCCTGTCGTATAGCTGGCCACTCAGTCGCCACGTCTACCCCCGTTCCTGTGCGAATAAATGCCCCAACCGTAGTCAGGGCATCTCAAATTTTACAAATAGGCTTTCACAATTTCTTTACAGATACCACTACGTACAATATCATCAACATCAAAAGTAACTATACCAACTTTATTAATACCATGTAATCTAGTAATAGCATCAGCTAATCCTGAATTACCTTTAATATCTTTCTGTTGTATATCACCATCAATAACTACTTTAGTATTCTCACCAATTCTAGTTAAGAACATTTTCATTTGAGCAGGAGTACAATTTTGAGCTTCATCTAATAATACGAATGTATTTTCAAATGTACTTCCTCTGATAAATGCCAATGGTCTTGCTTCAATTACTTTACGTTTAAATAAGTAATCTGTAAATGAATGACCTAATCTTTTGTTTAATATATCTTTTATTGGATCAATGTAGGGAGCATATTTTTCCTCAAGCTCTCCTGGTAAGTATCCAAATGATTCACCGGCTTCTACCGCAGGCCTTGTAACAATGATCTTTGATATTCGTTTGTTCTGTAGTAATTGAGCAGCATATGATAATGCTACATATGATTTACCTGTACCAGCAACCCCAACACCAAATGTTATTATATTTGATTTGATGGAATTTAAATATCTTTTCTGTGCATCTGTTAAAAGCTGTAAGTCCTTTTCAGTAGTGGGTTCTACAACGTTTTCTTCAGTACGTCTAGATTTTTTCGCCATGTGTTTTTTCCCTTTTTATTCAGGATCTTTAGACGTGATACTGCCGCCACCCAAAACGGCAACCGACAGCGCGAGTAAACTATCCATTTCTTCAGGTGTTAATACTAACACTTTAAATGAACTTAAGATAGCTAATGTAGCTGAAATAATACCGAACCATGTAGATGGCTCTCTTAATCTGGATGTGATATAACTCATAATTTTTCCTATGTTATTGTTAAATTAAATACACCTGTTTGACTGCTGTAACCCATACATTTTATATAATAATCTTGACCAGCTAAGCAACCGTACGAGAATAGCGCGGAACCTGCGCCACCTGAATCGTCGTCTTGAATTAGCAAAGTGCCCGTGTAATCATACATCAGCATAAAGTTATCTCCGATTGCACCGGTCAAAGCAAATTGATACGTCTTCCCGACAGCTGGGGTGAATCTGTAAGTCACGTTCGAAGTGGCTACGGCAACAGCGCCTTGAGTCGTGCCTGTGGTCGTAATAGCTGTACAACTTCCACCATAAATCGATAACGCGTGCGCACCGCTGTTGGGCGGACTAAATGCCCTTGCCTTTATGAGATACGTGGTGTTAGCGGCTAAGGTGCCGGTCGCTTGCGAGTTATTAAGGTAAGCCGAATCATCATCACTAAATTGGATGGTCATACCACTACTATCATAAATTTCAACAAAAGGATCTACTGCAGATGTTAATACAAATGTATAACTTCCACTCGTGGTTGGGGTGAATGAATACCATGTTGGGAAGGCATTCCCAGTAGCACGTGCGGTACGTGTTCCCGCTGTGATTACAGTGGCTGAGGGAGGCGTGGCTGACGCGATCGTTGTGAAAGTATCGGTCTCATTCATTCCTTTGTTAAAGCCACCCCCTGTACTGAATTGTGCCGCTACATCGACATAATATTTTGTGGAAGCAGCTAGGCCAGAAAATACGTGTGTTGAGCTTGCGCCGCTATAACTGGCGAGCGGTGTTCCCGTATTAGATAATGAAGGGAATAAATCAATGTAGTAAGTACCTATAGAATACGTCCCTGTATAGGTCAAAGAGACCGTGGCAGAACCTGAATTTATGCCACTGACTGATACATTTAGAGTACCTAGGACGTTCGTTGCGGTTGCAACGGCAGAACTGGTACCGACATCTGAATCGGGATAGTTGGCTGCTTTCGCTTTAACAAAAAGATAATATGTGCCCGGGGTCAAAGTATTAACGCTTGTAAATGTTGTGCTAGTCTGAGTAGTTGTTACACTATTAAACGTCACATCATAACTTGTAGCGTTTGTAACTGCACTCCATGTAAATGATACTTGATTGACTGAACCGGTGGCCGCCGTAAACGAAGGTGTAGAGAGTTTAGCATTTGTTACGATTATATTACCAGATGTAGCAGCATCTGAGTTAGTGTAGTTTGCGGCCTTGGCCACAACACTCAAAGAGTAAGTCCCTGCGGCAACGCCCGATGCGATGTTAAATGTAAGACCAGTTTGAGTTGTAGTATTGCCATTAAACGTCACATCATAACTTGTAGCATTAGAGACTGCAGTCCATGCGAAAGATACCGAGTTAACACCACCAGCTACTACTGAATATAGCGGGGTCGCTAATTTAGGTGAGGTTACATTGACAGTGGTGGATACACCGGCATCTGAACTCGTGAAGCCAGTTGCTTTAGCCACTACAGATAAGGCATATAAACCGGCATTGACTCCACTTGTTCTAGCAAATGTCGTGCTTGTTTGATTTGTGGTAGTGCCGTTGAATGTAACATCATAACTTGTGGCGCTAGTAATCGCATTCCATGTAAACGAAACAGTACCTGCGCCACCCGTAGCCGCCGTAAATGTAGGTGTCCCAAGTTTTACAACACTACTCTTTCCCCACCCATCAGACATAGAAATTGTCCCTGAAGTTCTTCCAAAGAGAGCCCTGACTGCTGTATCATTCATATTGATAGCTGTATTACTTGTAAGACCTAACTCTATATTAACCTGTGATAATGAGATACTATTCGGAGAGACGGGTAATGTCATTACGTAGCTCCTCTATTTGCAATTGTTGCTCTTTTATAGCTTCAATTAATAATGGTATAATCTTCTGGTAATCTACACCAAGAAATCCATCATCTTTTTCATGAACAGCTTCCGGAATAACTTCCATTATTTCCTGAGCAATTACACCTATATCATTTCGCTTGAATAGGTCTTGATTTTGCTTAGCGTAATAGTCATCATTCCAGGTGAAAGTATATCCATTTATTTTAGATAGTTTTTCAATGGGATTTGAAATTAATACAATATTATGTTTCAATCTTTTATCTGAACCATTGTATGCCGTTATATTCGCAGTAGCAGTTATATTTCCAGTTACATATACATTCCCAGAGGCTCTGAGCGCATATGAGGGGTCGCATATATAAACTGAAGTTCGAGTAGAGCCAGGTGACATATTAAACTGACTGGCAAAGTATCCTGCGTACTGAGCGGTATCCGCTCCACTGGTGCCGTAAGAAGCATGTGAACCTAAACTAACTTGGAAAGCATTATTTCCAGCCTCTGAACTGTAAGTTACGTTAAAAGCTCTACAAAACTCATTATTTAGATAATAACCTGTTTCGCCCATACGTATTAAAGTACTGCCGTTGACGTCCGGTTTCCCATTATGACCCCAAAACATCGTTTCCATACCTACACCCGCTCTATTTACGAAATCACTCGGGTGCCTTATCTTTGCTTGGTAAGCTATCCTAACAGGTTGTTCAGCAGACCCTGCTGGATTTGCGTATACAACTGTATAGTCGCCAATAACGCTATCTCCGGCGGAAAATAATAAGTTATTAGTATTTGAATACGTTCTAAACTCATGACTAGTTCTATCTTCATTAATAGTTAACCGTTCTCCCGTTCCAGATGTAGATTTTAACTCTCCTGTAAATGTTGTTATGGCCTCTAGGCTGCCAACTTTAAATAAACTAAGATAAGGTACACCCCACACTGTATTTTGGTAGTCTCCATTTGGCTGATATATCGCATCAGTCTGCCATTGCTTCTCCCCAGTAGCTACAGTATAAGGTGTTTCTGACCAAGTTATAATATTCCAAAACAAATCGTAGGCTATTGCTGGCAATGCGCCATCTGTAGACGCCATAGGTGTTTGAGGCTCATAACCAGTATATAGTTGTTTGTAGTATAACCTTTTTGCAGTTTTACCTGATGGACCTGGAACTGTAGAAGGACTACCATCGATACCATCTTTCATACTGACTACAGGTGTTGTCCATCCTGTAACTGCAATATTACCTACATAGCCTGCACGCGCAGATACAACCGCCCTTGAGGTATAAACTGGGGTAGTTCCTGCGGGTATTGCGTAACTCCATGTCGCTCCCGTCGAAGTTGGCATGGTCACCAGAGTATTCCCACTACTAAAACTGTATAAACCTCCGGAAGGAGTAGTAGATGGCGCCCCTCTTGTATAAATGGTAATTTCCGCAATACTTGATCCTTCAATCTTAATTGGAGTATTCCATGTAAAACTACTCGCGCCTAATAGTTTATAGCCAACGGATGACCACATCGGCTCTGTGCTATCAGGCACTAGATCGACATTAGAATACCAATTAGCCGGTGCGCCTACAACAGAGGGCGCTGCTGCACTTCGTCTAAAAATAATATCTACTGAATCGCCTGTATCGCCTTTTATAGATAAGCCTTGATCTCCTTTCTCGCCTTTAATTTTAGAAGGGGTAGACCATGTACCATATGATAATACAACTCCTGTGGCACTTAAAGTATTCACTTGCTGGCTCATCCAAATTGTCGTTGTATCAGGAATAGGCCCCCACCCTGTGGCAGTCTGCGTAGATGATGCTGGAAGCGTTGGAGCATTTGTAGCAGAACTATAAGTAAAGCGTATAGTACCACTAGTGCCATCTTTTGAGATTGCAACAGGAAATGACCATACAGCTGAATGCGGAGGTAAGCCATCACTAGTGAAGATTCTGGTTGCCATATATAATTGATCGGTACCAGCAGGCACCCCATCCGACCAACCTGTAGCAGCTGGACTGCTAAATGTACCACCTGCAGGTCTATCAACCAATGGGGTTGCACTTCGGTTGAAGCATATCCCATTAACTTGGCCTTGCCCTACTGCACCTGGAGAACCATTCTCTCCTCTTATCTTAACAATTGATACTGTTGCTTCACCATTTGCTGTGACGGTGGTTCGCATGTATTGATCTAATGGTACACCAATTGGATGCCAGTTTGTAGAACCGTCTACACTAAACTCTAGTTTTGTATCTGATGTAGAGACCAATTCAGTAGGTGTTTTCCATACTAGCGCTTGAGGTGATTCTCCATCACTTGTAAATAAACGACTACTCATCCATACTGTCAGGTTGGTGCCATTGTCTTCCGGTATGCCATCAGACCAGCCGGAAGGTACAGGTAGTAAGAAAGAGCCGTCTGTTGGTGTATCAGGTTTTAAAATACTACGTTTAAATATAGTACTGGTAAATGAAGTTGTTTTTAATTGAGTGAACGGAATTGTTAATGAATCGCTCATTATTGAAAATGTCGTCGCGTCTACAACTTTTACACTCGTAGCCATTGAAGCATTCGTAGTTGATACTGTAATCGAGTTGCTCGTATCTGTCTGCACAACGCCAGCTATTGTCCACTGGTGAGTCGCCGATGCGTAAGGAGTGCTAAAAGTTATTGTTGTAGGTACCAATACTCCGATTTCACTGCGTTCTATTTTAGAAACACTAGCCGTTATCATTTTTGTATTAAATGTATTTAAATTTAATACTAGATCACTTTCAACAAGATCAGAATACGTCCCGTCAGCTCTATAACCCCTAACTGCAAAAACAGTACTAATGTATGGAATAATTTGGTTAATGCTATATGTTGTCGCTTTAATGTCTGATGCGAGTAATACAAAAGTGGCCACACCCTGTGTTTCGTATCTAGCATAATATAAGTCATAACTCACTGTTAATGAATCATTTGTAGTCCATTTTACTTCGCCCAGTGCAGTACTTTTTGGATCATAATAAGGCGTATAAACAGGCTTAGAAGGGGTAGGTACAACAGTGCTCGTTACAGGGACACTGACAGTAGGCGCTAAAAATTCAGTAATATCTGAATTTAAGACAGGCGCATATACAGCAGATACTTTACATATATTATTAATATCAATTTCAACTTGTAAAATTCTTAGCCTAGTCGGAACTGAATTAGTTATTGTTTTACTTGTAAGCGTTACAATATCTCCAGGCTCTAATAGCTTATTAGTTATAATATAACTAAAAGATATTGCATAAGTGTCTCTACTTTTCTCAACAGTGTACTTAGCTAATAACGCTGCATGGTAGTAGTCAGTTATACCTGAAGCCGATATTTCATTTGAAGATAGTATATAACCGTCTTGCGAAAGGAGTGTATTGTATTTCCCTGAGTCACTCGGCACTGCAATGAAATCGGTATAAGTTTCATCTGCACTGTTCCAAATCTGGGCACCGCTCGTAGCTTGTGATAACGTACCTGCCATGCCAAATAAAGCAGCACCCGTACATTCGACTGTTATGGAATATCTGCCTGCGGTCAAAGCCTTCACGCTACTTGTATACAACCCATTTGAAGCGTATCCATCGACAATCATGACACTGGTTTCGAGATTCACCATCCTTACACGGTGATTGGAGTCTCCAGATGCAATTCTCAATCTATAATCATCAGCCAACGCTGTAGGTATATAAATCTTGTAAACAAATGTAAACCCAGCGGATTCGCCAGACCATACGGCATAATTGTTTAAAAGAGTTGGCCCTACGTTTGCACCATTATTTTCCTCACCCCAGTTAGTGCGGGTGGATCGACTGTATCTAAAAGGTCCAACACCTCTATAGGGCGCTGAATCGGTAATTTTAGGTGGCCATGATACTTTCTCTTCTACAAATTCTGCTGATTCATTTTTAAAAGTGACTGTACAATAGTTATATTTAGAAGATGACGGTGGAAAGGATTTAAGCACTTCTTGTGATAGCACTAAATCGCTATCTGTTATTGTGACACCTGTAGGATTATCTAAGAGTAGTTTATATTTACCCCCAGACCAGACTAAAGAAGCTTCCGGCATAGATAGCAAAATAGACTTTACATTTTCTGAAATAGATTTAGAAGTATCTAGTACAATATTACATTCATACTTACGTAAGGGTTCTGTAACTGACGGTGCCGCATTATAAGGAGCAACTAAAGTATTACCTAGTTGAGTAGGGTTGTAAAATTTGCCACTTCTTGCAGACATGACTTTCATATCAGCATTTGCAATGACTTGATCACAAACAGCTGCAGTCTCTCTAAATGAATTCAAATCTAACATAGATTCTGTTATTCTCAAAGAATCGTCCAAGCTGCCACAATCTAGCAAATAATCCAATAGCACCCAAGCTGGGTTATTAGAATACACCCTAGTAGGCAAAATTGCTGTATTGCCCGGGTTCAATGTTGTTCTTATTTTTCGACCTTCGATAAGAAACTTAACCTTTGGAACGGAAGTGAACTGTGGATTCATTGCATTCAATTTAAACGCACAAGAAGCATACGCAATATTAGTAAATGCTGCTGCCTTACGTCTAGGTTGATTTGCAGTCATGACTGCGTCTGTCCCGCCATTTGTATGTATATCAATCCTAAGAGCAGACTGATTAGAATGTTTGCTATCCCATTTACTTCTTGCGCTACCTCCTAAGTCGGGAGATGAGATGTATTTATCATCAACAAGACATTCTACAACACGGTTGATATCACCCCTTGCGATAGTATACTGTGCATATAGTAAATCTGATACTGCATCAGTTGGATATGTAGTGTCTAATTTAAGTGCCGATTGTGCAGGCACTATTAGAGATGATGTGATTGTTTTTGTAGCATCTGTTGGATCTATAGTTACGACAGATAACGAAGATGCTGGAATGGCAGACGGACCAGCTTGAAAAGTTTGTTGACTATTAACTGTGACACCTGTCATTGTAAATTTCTTTGTAGTGTCTGCATATACTAATGTCCCTTCGACAAGACCTCTACCATATACTAAAGGTAAGTATCCTGTTACCATCTTAGCTTCAGGTGTTATACCAGTTGTCTTTTCAGGCGGCTCAGGCTTAGTCCATTCTTCATAGATTGCCCAAAGTATAAGACCTGTTTTAACAATATCAGAAAATGTTATCATTATTTCTTACCCCATTGAAGCATTAGTTTAGAAACATCATCTTGCGATCTTTCAAAGCAAGTGTCGCCTACTGCAGGTGGATAGTCCTTGCTAATGTGCCATCCCGCAACTGAATCAAGGACATACATAGGACTTGCGCATGTGAGTTTAATTAAGGATTCTCCAATAGCATCTGTTTTCAAATAGGAATCAATTCCTGAGATAACACCTTTATATGCAATTACAATTGTTACATCACTATCAGTGACATATACATTTTTAACAGTTACCGGCATTCCATTTGAGAAACTGCTTAAAGAAGAGTTAGCTAACTCTATCCCGTATGTAACCTGTTTTATATCTGAAACAACTATAGGTGATACAGAAACTAGTCGAGAATCAGCAAGGTAAACAACACCCTCTACCGTCTCATTTTTATAACTAGAAGTCGTATTTATACTTCCTATGGTTGCAATAACGAACATATCTTTTAATGTTCCTGTCGCAAAATTTCTCATAACGCCTCTATCAATTTAACTTGGCCTGTGGTCATCATAATACCATCGCTGTACACCATGCCTGAGATAACATCTGTATCGTACTTGGCATTCATTTCTACTTCTGTATATTTTACAGCCGTTGTAGTAGTTATTGGCAATCGTAACTCTGGAAATATTACCAAAGAAGTCGTATGGCTAACCACCATATAAACCTTTGGATCAATACCGAAAGTTATAAAGAGACCTACTGGCAATTTTTTATTAGTATTAGAAACAATTGGTAGACTAGTTACACCAGCAAGCGCTGCGCCAACTGTCAATTCCGTTTCTGAGTCAATAAAATAAGACTTAGGTTCACTATGTCCAGGATTCCCAGGAATTAAAGTTGTAACAGTTAATGTCTTTGCTACTGCATCTGTAGATGTTATTATTCCAACACCAATTATACTTTTATTAAGGACACTTACATAATTAAAATTAGATGGGGTTACTACTGTAAACACATTACCATTTTCTTTATTTAGTGTTGCTGTTATTTCTAATGGTTTTTCTATTTGTAATTGTGCCCCATAATTCTGAGGCATTTTAATTTTAAAACTTTCGGATGACCCTTTAGTTACTAGATGTGCAAATAAATCGTTAGCAGTACCAACGAGGGGTTCAAGATTTGCATCTATCTCCCAACGTTGGACATTACGTTTTACCGAAACTCTAGATAATGAAAGGGTATCCGAACTAAATACTGGTTGATTACTTTTAACTGTTAATGGTGCAATAAATTTAGCAATCAATGCAGTACCGTTCAGGATACCGTATGACATATTAACCTCTATAATTACGCTCACGATTGTACTGATTCACACCAGCCGCGATTTGCGGTAGCATTTGTGAAATCTCAGCACGTGTTTGGCGAGAAATATCGCCTGTTATATTCATATTAATAACACTATTATTAGTAATAGTATTTGTCGTACTATTAGCTTTTGATGCAGTTGGTACGGCCATAATAGGAGAAGCTGCAGATGAAATAGTTGCACCTGAATTAATAGCTTCAAGTAATTGTCTATTTCTTGCAGTCGATGCTGCATTAATTACAAACTCACCGTTAGATAACATTGTAGGAATAGAATCAGAAGTTCCTGTTCCCGGCCCTTTAACTAAACCGCCTGTAGCCATGCCCATAACTGAGCTGAATAACCATCCAGTTAACAAACTTGTTACTGTCTGTTGAGCAGCTGGAGTAACAATAGATGCGATGGTTCCAACAGGGTCATTGGTAAATGCTGAGAATATTGCCTCAACCATTGGAGTGATATCTGTCATTTGGTTATCACTAAATCCAAAATCATTTTTCCATCCAGCATCCCAGTTAGATGATAACCCCTGTCCTTGCGAATCCTTAGCAAGAGTAATTAGTGGATTTTCATCTGCTTCCCAATCTTTTAATAACTTACCAGAACCTATAGACAACATTGGAACTTTAGTAATAGGATCATTTCCAAAATTAAATAACGAAGGTGTTACTGGTTTAGAAATAGCTAATGGTTTGTAACCTTTGAAAGTTTCATAATCATCATGTTGTTCTGCTGTTAAAATTTCAGGCTTATCAGATAATCCTACCCAGCTTAACATACGATCCCAAATACCGAATTCAGGATTAGGGTATGTAGATTGGTCTAATACTTCTACGCCTGATAGCATTGGTGCTATCATATCCTTGCCCCAGTCGCTTACTAACTTGCCATTTAAGGATTTTGCAAGACTTGAAAAATCAATATTCTCTAATAACGCACTTGTTGTAGTACTATCTAGTACATTATCTGGCGCTAAATCATCAATGATCTTATTTGATACCACAGGGTCTGAAAATACTTTTGGATAAAATTTTGATAATACATCTTTAGATGGAGAAGTTAAGAAGTTCAATACAGGCGGAACATCTGCATTAGCGCCTGCATTTGGAATGATCCAATTCAAAGCTTTGTCAAACATCGAAGGAGGTGCTAATTTATTAAAATCTTGACCATTTTGTTGTAATACCCATTCAGCACCAAGTCTCTGAGCTTCTGTCATAGGCTTCCCAGATCTAACATACTGCATAAGATTATTTAATTGGCTTTGAGCCATCTTTGCGTCAAAATCTGATAAACCAATTTTAGAATCATTTGGAAAATATCCAGTATTTAAAGGCTGGTTAGTAAGATTCTTTAGAGTAAACTGCTTCCCAATTGAACTACTAAAATCGCCGGCTAGCTCATCTACGCCAAAAGGAAAACTGTTAACAGGAATATTAGGCAATGCTGCCATTACATCCGGAATACTGTTGACAGCGATAGATTGAGCATACCCATCTGCAGTTAAACTTTTATAATAGTCTTGCATTGTAATTGCAACATCAACACCTGACTTATAAATCTTACTTGCAAGATCTGCTATTAGTTGACTGCCATCTGTACCAAACTTTTTAATACCAGCAGGAGTTAAATTCTTAGTGATTGTATCCATTATACTGGTATTTGGCTTATTAGTACCAAATTTTGATAAATCAATTTTGACAGCTTTTGAGTAATCTACTAAATCTGATGTTTTAGGTTGCATCCAATCACTGACTTTAGATTTTCCAGTAGCTACATTTGAAATCAATTTAGCTGTTAAACGGTTGGTGGTGTCTTCTGATACCTTTATTTTTGGTAATTCCCACTTGCCTGCTTTATTCAACTCTAACATAGGCTTATCTGTAGGAATTCTCTCTGTTACGAGATCACCTGCAGCACTAGTAAGGCCTAAGACAGTCTCACGCATCTTTGTACCATTTGCTACAGCTTCTTCAGTGTAATTGTACATTCCACTGTTTTTCTCTAATGCCCAACTACCTGTACCTAGTTGGCCGTCTTTAAGCAAACTGGCCATAACATTAGAAGGAATTTGGAACCCATTTAAGCCTACAGCACTTTTAGTAGATCCCGCAACAACTTTACTTAGAATATTAGAATCGACTAATCCTTGGTGAATTGCTTTGATATCATCATCTGAATATGGAGATCCATCTGCTTTCAAAGGTAACTCAAAAGCTTTTTCTGTAGCTTCTAATATTTTTTGAACTTGAGCGTTAGGCTTAGGTTGTACTGCTGTGCCTAAATAATTATTAGAAGCGTCAGGATGGTATGTATTGATTAAATCTAAAGCCTTTTGTCCGAAATAATCTTCCCAATAGTTTATAGAAGAATGACCAGATACACTTGAAGTTTTTGCAAGTTCTTTTTCATAATGAGTTGAACCTTTGGTGTTTTGCCAGAAAACTGCTGCATCTGCTAACGGATTTTCACTTTTTGCTAATAATTCAGAATATTGCTTATTTTGTAATCCTATTTTAGCTAATGCAGTGGCATTATTCATACCAGCTGGCCATACATATCCATCAATGCTGTCATTCAAATTGAATAATGATGATGCACCTGTTCCTGCAAAAATGCCTAATGTACCTAAATTTGGTTTAAACTTTTTAAGCGTATTTTGGGATTCTTCATTATACGCACTTATCACAGGAAAGGAAGCTTCTCTGACAGCATCCATTTGTGCAACTGTTGTGTTATCAAAGAATTGTGTATTCCCTAAATAGCCTGAATTTTCAATTAACTTATTTACTTCTGATTGAGTTCTCCAAGGTCCTAAAGAACCTTTGGCAGGTTCAAAAGCTTTAGTTTTAGGATTTTGATTGAATACACGCAGTAAACCTTTACCTGTTTGCTTATCAGCAATAGAATCAAATCGTCTAAGGTTTAAATAGTTATGCGCTCTAATTGCAGCCATATCTTCTACTGACATAGAAGGATCATTAGGCAACAGAATACCTGTACCAAACCAATTACTATCATCATTTAAGAGATTAGGAACTTGTCTAGCGCCATTATCACTTAATATGAACTTAGTAGTCATATCAGTAGGTTTTATATCCGAGTATCCGATAGCTTCGCCTTGCTTTCCAAAAGTATACCTTAACTGCTCCATAGTATACTGAGATGTGCCAGCTATAGGCGTTTCAGAAATATCAGGAGTCCAATCAGACATTTCTCCAGTATTATCCCAAGAGTATTTCCCTAGCGCTGTCCTAACTAATTGGCCTGCACCACTAATGCCCTTCATCATTAATTTATTGAAAGCAGCTATATTATAACTCTTACCATTATAAGCAACAGAAGAATTTGAAGGCAATCCTGATGTAAATGCAGAACCTAATGAATCCATTATAGGCGCATATTCAGATTTCCAGTAATGTCCTGTTGGATTTCCAGCAGCATCATAGGTCTTTAGTTTACCAATTGCATCAAAGAAACCTTTGTTACTAGTCGTAGAATATTTTCCAGTTTCAATACCTTTCGCATAATCACCTAGATTAACACCTTCTGGCATTCCTTTCCCAAAAGTACCAGCTCTAATTTGATTCAGTACATCAGCATACTCAGCAGTTTGCTTAGCAGGAATAATATACTCACCATTCGAAATTCTAATAACATTAGAATCAGAGGTACCTGTCCCTGAGCCTTGGAATATACCACCACCTATTTTTGCATCAGCGTTAGGCGTACCTGTTACACCACCTGTTTTAAAGATACTTGAAATAAATTTACTAAAATCTAATTTATCTAAGCTTTTAAACCCAGCTGCAACCCAATCCCACACAGCGCCACCGACAACTTTAGCTTGGTTCACCCAACTACTAGGTTCGAAAGCTGGCATCTCAAAGTCTCTAAACCACTGGGTTAGGCTATCGCCTACTGTAGTGCCCATGTCGACAACACCACCCCATGTGAATGTGGCTAAATCTTTAATTTTACTTCCTACCGTTGCCGAAAGATCTGTAGCTGTTGACCACAACCAATTACCTTTTGTGGTGACAAAACTTGTAAGAGCTGTCCCAATATCCACAGCATTTGTCCAAACCCAATTAGCACCTTTGGCTAAGAATGCTTTAATATTCGCGCCAACATCTATTGCCTTTGCCCATGCCCAGTTTGCAGACTTATCAATAAACGCAGTAATACCCGCACCAAGGTCTGTTGCTGTTGTCCATGTCCAATTTGCAGCTTTGCTAAGATAAGTTTTTAAGCTTGTTCCAATGTCTGCAGTACCGTTCCAGATTATTTTACTTGTATCTGAGATGACCGCAGCAGTGCTGCTGACAACCTGCTTACCTACATCCAAAGTCCCAGTTATAAAGCTACCGGCCTTTGTTGTAAACCATGAACCAAGACTGCTGGAAATATCTGCAATACCTGACCATGTTATATTAGCCGCAGTGCCTAGCCAGCTTGTAACACTTTTACTTATATCTACAGTACTAGTCCATGCCCATTTTGCAATAGTTGGAACAGCCTTACTAACGCTATCACCTATATCTACTGCTGTTGACCATAACCAATTTCCTGCAGTTTTAAGATATGTACCTACACTTACAGAAATATCTGCACCTGTATTCCAAACCCAATTACCTGCTTTCGATAAATAAGTTTTGAGACTTTCCCCTATCTCTGCAGCTCCAGACCAAACGATATTAGATGCAGTGCCTAGCCATGTTTTTAAATTGGCGCTAATATCAACAATTCCTGACCATGCAATTTTCCCAGTTTCAGCTAACGTTGAACCGACTGTATTTACAACTTGTGAACCGACATCTAAAGTACCAGTAATAAAACTACCGGCCTTTGTTGTAAACCACGCACTAAGGCTTGTAGAAATATCAGCAAGACCTGACCATGTAATATTGGCAGCAGTTCCTAACCAGTCGGTGACACTTTTACTTACATCTACAGCTTTTGTCCATGTCCAATTACCTGCAGTACCTATCCAAGTACCAATGCTTGAACTAACATCTGCAATACCTGACCATGTTATATTTGCTGTCTCTTTTAACCATGCTGTAAGACTTGAGCTGATATCTACAATACCTGACCATGCGACTTTTCCAGTCTCAGCTAGTGTTGCTCCTGTATCAGTTAACACTTGCCCAGCATTTGTAAAGAGAGTTGATGCATTAGTACTGATCCAGCTCCCTAGTTTTGTTCCAATATCTACGGTGCCTGTCCAAAACTTGCTACTTGTTGTGTCTATCCAGTCACCGATTTTTGTACCTACTGCTACTGTCCCTGTCCAAAAGTCAGAAGCTTTTGTGGTAATCCAATCTCCAGCTTTCGTACCTAAAGCTACAGTACCTCCCCAAAAGTTATTGGCACTTGTACCTATCCAATCCCCAACTTTTGTACCTAATGCTACAGTACCTGTCCAGAATTTACTAGTGGTTGTACCTATCCAATCTCCAGCTTTCGTACCTAAATCTATAGAGCCTTTCCAAAAGTTATTTGCGGCTGTTTCTATCCAAGTTTTTGCGCTGTCAGCCAAATCAATAGCACTTGTCCACGCCCATGTGATTCCTTTACCAATATCGGCACCAAGATTTACAGTACCTTTCCAAAGCGTTGCAGCGTTTGTAGTGACCCAAGTACCAATACTGGCGCTAATATCTACAGCAGTATTCCATGCCCATTTAGCATTATCTGTAAAGAACCCGCCAACCTTAGCGCCAACATCTACAATACCGGTCCATGCCCATTTAGTGGTGTCTGTAAAGAAATTCCCAACCTTCTTACCGACATCTATAATACCATCCCATGCCCATTTAGTGGTGTCTGTAAAGAAATTCCCAACCTTTTTGCCAACATCTACAATACCGGTCCATACCCATTTAGTGGTGTCTGTAAAGAAATCCCCAACCTTCTTACCAACATCGATAACACCGTCCCATACTAATTTTGCATTTTTCGAAATAGAGTCTCCAAGTGCAGCACCAACATCAATAATGCCACTCCATGCCCATTTAGTGGTGTCTAAAAAGAAATCTCCAACCTTCTTACCGACATCTATAATGCCACTCCATGCCCACTTTCCAGTATCCGCAAAGAATGTACCGACCTTTTTACCGACATCTACAATACCATCCCATGCCCATTTAGTGGTATCTGAGAAGAAATCTCCAACCTTAGAGCCGACATCTACAAGATTAGTCCATGCCCACTTTCTAGCGTCTGCAAAGAATGTACCAACTTTCGATCCAACATCAATTAAGCTATTCCATGCCCATTTAGCACTGTCTGTAAAGAATGCACCGACTTTAGTACTTACGTCAATTAAACCATTCCATGCCCACTTTCCTGCGTTTGCAAAGAATGCACCGACTTTAGTACTTACGTCAACAAGACCGCTCCATGCCCATTTAGTGGTATCTGAGAAGAAATCTTCAACCTTAGAACCGACATCAACGATACCATTCCAAGCCCACTTTGCATTCTTCGAAATGAAATCTCCAATTGCAGTACTAACATCAACGATGCCATTCCATGCCCATTTAGCACTGTCCGAAAAGAATGTACCGACTTTAGAGCCAACATCAATAAGACCGTTCCATGCCCATTTCCCGGTATCTGAAAAGAATTTAAGAACTTGCTTACCGACATCAACACCAACACCAGTTAAAGATGTAACAGGGGTACTACCGCCTGCGGCTGCAGCTAACTTATCCCAAAGACTTGACCCTTTAGCTGCTGAATCAGATAAATCAGTTGCTGACTTATTTAATTTAAATGCAGAAGTATCTAGAATTTCGGTATCAATAGTTACATTGGTTTGAGTAGGTTTTTCTAAGACAGGGATATTAGAGAATAAAGGACTTCTTGTTTCTGCATTAGCAATCTTATTTACCATACCACCTAATGCAAACTTAGGAAGTTTATCATTATTAATAGCATTAATCAAATTACCATATTTAGCAGTTGATTTAGCATTTATAACAAATTCACCATTGGATAATTTAGCCATTATCGAATCAGATGTACCAGTTCCCGGGCCTACTATCGGACCGCCCTCTGCAAAGCCAAAGAAATTACCAACATCATTTTTAAAGAAACTGCCGACACTCTTAGAGAAATTACTAGTTGCAGCAGAAGCAGTAGTAACTCCTGGAATAGAATTAATACCCTTATCAAACATCTTAAAGATGCCTTCACCAAGGCCTGATGCCATGTTTTCAACAGCACCGCCTTTACCAAAGCCTAATGAATTAGTTACACCAGTAGAAAAAGAGTTAATAGTAGAGTCGATTAAATTTTGTTTGAGTTTAGAAGCAAAGGTTTGGAATGCATTTTGTCCACTATCTTTTTCGCCACGTAACAACCCTTTAAATGCGTCTGTAAAGCCAGTAGTTAATGTGCTAGAAAAGGCCTTTCCAGCGTCTCTTGCTGCTCTAATACTAGCCGCTGCAACTTCTGACTTGTCCCCCATATCCTTGATATCATCGCCAAGACTAAGAATTTTACCTGCTGTATCAACAGTTGATTTACCTGCTTTTGCGTCAACAGCCATTTGATATTCTAAATCAGCTTGTTGATGGACTAATATGCCTGTTTTAACCTTATCTTCTTCTGTCATAAGATCAATATTTTCAGCGCTTAATCCGCTATATTCTCTAAGGAATGCTGTAATATTTCCTGTAGAAGCTTTACGGAATGCATCCATTTCTTTTAAGGTAGTAGGCATTGTGTTTGCAGCCAGACCTTTATTAGTACCTTCGACACCTGCAGATGCATTTAGTCTATCTTGGAGAAACTGCTCAGTAGGTTTACCAGCTTTAATTGCAGCATCTATATCAGCTTTTAATTGATTAATTTTACCGGCAACAGTTAATGCATAATTCTTAAGCTCAGTATTCATACCTAAGAATGCGTCTTCAGTAAAGCCAGCTTCAGTTATTAAAGTCTTTTGTGTTTCACGACCTAATGCGCCACCTGCTTTAACTAAATCAGCATTAGCAGTGTTTAATGTTTCTTGATTATTAGCCGCTATCTTATATGTTTCAATCCATAATTGAAACGCAGAAGCCATTTCATCTTTTACTGTATTAGCTTTTAATGCAACAGTATTTAATGTTCCATCAACTTTAGTTACTGGGGCAGATGTATCAGCAACAGGAGCGCCCTTAAGATACCCATACACATCCCTAAATCTGGAAATTTGATTTTGGGTCTCTGTATTATTATAGCTATTGCCAAAGCCTACATTATAACCGCCTGCAGTCATTGCAAGATCTTCGTTATTTCTTTTCAATCCTGACTTATAGTATTTAGCACCTGCAAATATATTTTCACGAGCATCTGTATAGTCATTAAGCTTATGCCATCTAGGCACTAATTGCATAACACCAATAGCACCTTTATCACTTACAGCATCTTTCTTTAATCTGCTTTCAACAATTCCTAATGCTTTTAAAGCTATCCAATCAACATTGTATTTAGTTGCCGCTTCTTTGAAGATTGCATCATATGTTGAATTATTTAGTTCTTTGGCACTGAATCCTTCTGGGACTGCCATGCTTGACGCTTTTGGCATCGGTGCCAGCTCTGACTGCGGAATAGCTGTTTGTGGGGACTCTGCGGTACCGCCTGTGGCCGGCTTTCCTGCAATTAGGTCAGTGACAGCCCCACGAAATTCTGAGGCACCTGACTTGATATCTGCGCCAGCTGTGAGAAGCATTTCAGAGAAACTTTGAGGTGGTGTCAATTTGCCAGCAATGTTTAAATTAGCAAACTCTTTACCAAATCGCGATTCCATTCCAGATAGGATATCCTTAATCGGCATACCACCTTTAAGTTTATCTGTTGCAAAATTATACATTTCACCTGACATAGAGTCCATCTTTTGCAATGCTTCAGCAAAATAAATTGTATCTGCACGATTCTTAAGCTCTACCTTTTGTGTAGTTGGTAATGCAGCATATTGAGATGCATTGATATTTAAATCAGGTAATCCCGATTTGATTTTCTCAAATGAAGAAGTAAACCCGTCTGTTATAGTCTCCTTAAGGCGCGTCTTCATATCTACGAAGAAACCTAAGAATGACGTATGAGATTTTAGATTTTCAAAGCTAGTTGCAAGTGCTTCAGTTGAAGAAGTCATATCAGACTCTTTCATAGCTTCTTCTAATGCAGTTTTATATTGTGTAGCAGTACCTGATAATTGTGCCCATAATTTAGAGGGCAACCCTGCCATCAACGCTGTAGACATATTAGAGCCAAAAACTTCATTTACTGTAGAAGTTTTCGAAGTAAGATCTGCAAAACCTGCTTTGATCTCTTCTCTGCGTTTCTCAGCTTTAGCTAATTCTATGCTAAGTGTTTTAATTTTACCAGTATCATTACCTGCTAGTTTAATATCAGAGTTTAGATTAAAGATTTGCTTATCAACACTATCAATTTCTTTCAACAAGTCTACACTGACTGCCCTAAACTTACGAGGAGCATCTAGCCCAAATTCTGGGAATTGAATCTCTCTGTGCGCTATCGCAGCTTCTGCTCGAGCTAATTCATCTTCATAATTATTTATTAATCCTTGTGGATCTCCACCTGCAATTTTATATTTACCATCTCTAAGATCTTGAATAGCATTCTTAAGTCTAGCAATGTTAGTAGCCGCCTTATCAGCGTCGGCTCTTCCAAAATCTTTAAACACTTGTTGATAGTTAATGCCTGATGTTTCAATATCTTTTAAACCTTGCAAAGCTTTGGCAAATGGATCAGTATCTTGAAATCTTTTAGTATCGGCAGCAAGTTGAACCATCCATAAATCTATATTCTCTAAATCGTATTTTCGCTCTTCAAGACGTTTATTATAATTATCAGCTGCCGTTGCATTTTCTCTTTCAACCTTAATCCATTCAGCAGTATCTTTTAAAAATGGATTAGGTTTATCTTCAGGTTTGGTTAAAGTAGCTTCTATATTTGCCCTAGCTGCTACTACTTTTAATGCAAACCTATTCAACGATTCTGCAGTAACCTTATCATCAATAGGGATAATAAGAGGCTCTTTAAGTGCAGGTGGTAAAAATGAACTCAAATCTCTTGTAGTAGCCTTAGGTAAAAGAGAAAATTTATTAGGCGCCCCTAACATATTTAATGCAGGGATATCATATATTGAAGGCGTTTTGATAAATGCAGGGTTTACAGATTTAAATGGAACTTGCTCAGGAGCATTTACTTCTTTTATATTTAAATCACGAGGAGGACTTTGGACACCTCTTTGCACATTAGTCCTTAAATCATTACCCACAAGCGCACGACTAATTCTTTCAGGTGATGTAGTCATCATCTGCCCGTAAGTAGCCTGCTTGATATCAAGAGTTGCTTTTTCATTTACAAAACGTAATGCTTCTACACCTCTAATTCCAAGCTTCTCTATATTTTTGGCTAAAGCTACTGGACCAATTGTTGCAGTATCAGCTGCCATTTCTTGTGCAAGTTTAGCTTCTCTTTCAACAGCTCTTAATGTAGATAAAGTTGCGTTTCGATCTTTAGTACTGAACGTATGATCGAGATGGTCTTTTAATCTTTTAGCTTCTAACCCTAATTGTTGCAATCTTGAAATTGCAGCATTATTTTCAGATTCAGGTAATATATCATTAGCGGTTATACTTACATTAGCATCTTTTAAATTACCTACTAATGAACTTACAAGATTAGTGTATATTTGTTCATCTGCAAGCGCTTTTGCAATTTCTTTTGCACGTGATACGAATTTGCCTAAGGCATCTACTGATTTTTCAAAATAAGAGATATCAACTTTTAAATCTGGACTGCCTAAAAGATTCTGCATAGACATAGAACTCAGATCTTCATTTATCTTTGTTGTATATTTATATACATCATTACTTGCAACTGCAAGACTCATTTTGAAATTTTCATCAAGACCGGGCAATTCACCTAATTTAACAGCTTCATCCGCCATTGCCTTAAGTTCAAAAATACGTGCTTTTACTGCATCTTGCTCAGGTGTCAAGTACGCAGTACTCATAGTCATTTCACGTGCAGAAATTGTTCCGCTTGCTTTTGAACCTTTCCGCGTAGGTAGAGATAATGAGTCTGCGCCACCAAACACTTCATCAAGACGAGTTGACCGCTCCACTGTAAAATTCTTAAAAAGATCTACAGTTTTCTGCATATTGAACCTAGATGCTCGCATTGCTTCTGCAGCTTTCTTATTTAATACTTCAGCTGCTTTCTCTGCATCTTTTTGTAAAGCTGATTTATCACCAGAACCGCCTTTATCCTCAGCATTCTTTAAAGCTTCCATAGAAGATTTAAATGTTTCTTGAGCCTTGGTGTATCTCTCAAATATCTGAGGATCTTCAATATTAGACTCATCAATTAGCCTTGCATCATACTTAAGAGAAATTCCATATTGAGTAGCAGTGTCAGCTTCACTTTTTAGTAATCCAGTCTTTTTATCTTTTGCTGCTGAATGGATCCCAAGTATCTTTTTAACTTTTTCGTATATATCATCCAAGGCTCCCATTAATGTGCCGTTACTACCCATTAAATACATTGCAAGAATGCCGCCTGTAAGCGCAAATATATTAAAGCCTAAAAATAATCTTGGAATAAATTTTGCAATAGTGATAAAGAATGAAGTAATTTTAGGGATAACCATTGAACTGAACATCATGGCTAATCCAGCGCCAATACCTGCACCTGTTTCTCCACCAATCTTATTTCCTACATAAGCACCTGCCGCCCCTGCTGCAACGAGAGTGGTAGCGGTTGCTCCAGCACCTGCAATACCTTTAGTTAATGCGCCCTTAGCACCTAGCAATGCTCTATTAGGATTTGCCATATAATATTGCATGTAGCTTGCTTGGTTCATTGGCAATCCGCCATAACTTCCCATGCGGTTAAAATCTTTGCGTCTATCTGCTGGAGTCATTCCTGCATATTGCGCTTCAAGATCTTTTTGCAATAATTGCTTCTTTATGGCAGCATTACTAGTATATAAACTTCTATCAACATTAGCAGGAGTCAATCCTTGTGAAATCTTTGTATCTAATACGTTATTAGCAAGTTCTTTTGCTGCATTAAATCTACTACGTTGTACACCAACAACACCTGCTGCAATTGCTGGAATTAATCCACCAAAGAGTGTAGCTGCTACGTCCACGTGAGAACCACCCAGTTCGAAAGAACCCATAAAGGCTTTTCTTCCGCGTTCACCGGCCTTCTTAAACTCGTCAGTACTTTCTAAGAATGGTATACGAAATAAAACTGCAGCGCCAACACTGACTATGGCTGCCCGCCAAGTAGATATAAATTTCAGAGTATTAACCATCAGGGCTAAAGCTTTGGTCATCAATGTTATTCTATTTGTTAGACCAGTAAGGCCTCCCATTGCGCCTGCTACTTCTGCTAACCATAGGGATACAAACTTACCCCCCATTGTTTCTCTTAAAATAGCTGTTGCACGTGCCATTGCATATAATTCAGCTGTATATAGTTTAAGTCTTGGAACAAATTTGTCTGGACTAGTTCTGGCAAGTATTTCACCTTTTTCTTTTACAGTATCAAATACTTTTGTTAAATTAGGAAACTTTTGGAATCCTTGCTGCAATACAGTTCCTGCTCCGCTTGTAATAGGCGCTGAGCTTTCTTGTAAGAATCTAGCAAACCCTCTAACTGCTGTTTGGCCTTTAGTTTCTGGACCTTTACTTGGATTAGGCTCAAAAGCGCTTCTGAACCTATCAAAACGAGATGTTCGTTCTTCTTTATAAGTTCTTTTTCTATTTCTAAGATCTGCAGCAACTGCTTCTGCCATAGTTCTATCGGACATGCCTTGTTTTAATTCAGAGCTATATTTACTGATATTAGCGCCTAAGTTCTTGACTATACTACTACCACCGATCTTACTTGCTAGCTTATCTAGAATAGGAGATGCTTGACGCATCGTATCCCACAACGCACTTACATAGAGACCTGTATAAGACTTCATGTTTAAGCCAACAGACTTTAATCCTGATGTAGCTGCAATACCTTGAAATGCAAGTAATTGATTACCTAAAGCTGCTAATGCTGCTCTAAATAATGTAATAGGGCTTAATGCTAATTGCAAATTAATCAGAGGTTTATATAGAGCTGTTAACGCCCCAGCTAGTAGTGCAATACCGCCAATAGCTACTTGGCTAGGTGTGAGACTGTCCCACATGCCTTTTAAACTTGTTGGTAAGATATCTGAAATATTTTGAATAAGATTTTTAAGACCATTAGTAATAGATAGTGATAATCTGTCATATCCGTATCCTACTTCATCTGCAATCTTTTGTAATACAGTATGGCCTGTACCACGACCTGTCATTTCTCTGAAACTAGGAACAGGAATTCTATGATACGGTTTTACAGTTTCAGCACGAGGTTTGTTTATTAAGTCTGTAGGTGGCCCTTGTGGAGCTTCTTGAATACCTCTGTAAAATGTCTCACCATTCAATGAAGGTGTCATTGTATCAGCGCTTGACATATTAGAAAATGTTAATGCACCAAGTGCTGCTACAGCTAACATAATCCATTTTACAATAGGATGCCCAAACGCGGATGCAAGAAGTGGTGATACCGCTGCAAATCTTGTTGTTGCATAGTTATAGGCACTTTCAATAGAATTATAAAAAGCTCCTAATGAAGTTGCGGGTATTCCTGTTGGTCCAAAAAGTAATCTAGAAAAGAATGTTCCCGTACCAGTGCCAGTAAATGCAGAAGCAAAACGTTCTCTCATACCTGCAAATAAATTAGCAAGTATAGAAGGATCTCTTACCATGCTGCCTAGCATTCCAAACATTCTTACAAGATTGCCTCTTATAGTACCCTCTGGAAATAGCATAGATAATTCGCGCATTACCGGATATATAATTTTAGATCTAATTGCATCAATACCGCTTGGCCCCATTAACGCTAATGCAATTAAACCGCCTTGCATATATGCATGCCCTAAAGGACTATCATAGAATACTTGATCAAACATCCCTAATTGATCAGCAACCAATGCGACCATTGCACTAGAACTTACTACATTGCCTGAACTAAAGAATGAGGATGACGCACGACTCATTGCAGTTTGTGGTCTAGACTGGTATCCAACTCCAGGAGGTAATGGTGGCCCCATTCCTACGTGTGCAGGGTTAGTCATTAAACGTGTCATATTGTGGCCAGCAACAGCAGTATTTGCCATTGTTCCACCAAAGAATGAACCAATAGAGCCTGTTACTTTGAATATTCTAGAAATTTGCTTTTCAAATATTCCTAATGTAGATAACATTTTAAGAGCGGGTCCGCCAAATAGTAATGCACCAATCAAGCCACCAGCTGTACTAAACTGAAATAGATCCAGTATCCCATATACCATGCTCGCAACAGTACCTACAATTGGGATACTCTTCAAGAAGCCTTCAACAGCACCGCCAATGAATCCTAACAGATTAGATATAATTGCAGGCAAGTCCGCTAATATTCCTAATAAAACTGTTCCAGCTACTTTGCCTGCCACTTTGCCAGCTTCTACAGAGAAGCTAACACCAAATCTTACATCAGCAAATACGTTAGCAAATGCTAGCCCTGCAGCAATAGCGGCTCTTAAGAATAAGCCACCAAGCATAGAAGTAATTCTATTTTCTGGCAGTAATAGCGATACAAAAGCTAATCCAAAAACATTAGCAAAAGCTGTTAATGAATGTTTTAATTCTTCTGGCAACCCATCAAATAAGTTTTTAGCAAAGTCTTTAGCTATTTCAATAGATTTTCTAAAATTGCCTGTTGAGATGCTGATTACAAAATCACTACGTAAGGTATCTGCGACTATGCTTCTAATTTTTCTAAAGCTACTTACAACACCGTCACCAATACTTGACAATACATTTGCAGCCATTGGTGAAATAGTTTTAACAGCTTCCAACATTTTCTGGAGATTGCTAGAAATATCTACTGTAGAAATTCTTTTAAATATGCTTATAACAACTTCATAAATTGCTTGGAATACACGAATAGTATTTCCTGCAAATTGTTTCAAACCACCGTCAGTATTATTTTTAAGACTTCTAACTGTACTGATTATTGAATCAATGGTATCTGTCCACCATGAATTACCGATAACAGCATCATATATTTTAAAGAATACTTCTATTACATTTTCACCAAATTTAGAAATAGCGCCAAAGGCCTTTTCTAATTTATTGGTTTGATTCTCAATACCGTCAAATAATTTATTTATACTCTTAGCTAAATCTTTTGCGCTGAAGCTTATATTAGTTGAACTCTCAAGATCTTTTAGTTTACCACGAATTCCTTTGATAAAGTTTCCAAAAAGTTTTTCAATGAATCTAAGACCTTGAAGAAGTCTATTGTAAACGCCAGCTGTGTCAAAAGCTTCATTAATAGAGCTTAAAGTACTTTTAATTGTAACAAATGCTTGGTATAGAGTCTTAGCTAATACTTTTAGGATTGTACCAGTGCCTTGCAAACTCTTAAATACTTTACCAATATTCTTAGCAAAAGTGTCACTCTCAAATTTAATTACTAATTCATTTTGTAAAGATCTAAAGTAACTCTTAATTCCAGCTAAAGCTTTATTGGTGTCTTGTGTTACACCGCTAAACATTTTTGCAAACTTAGTTGTTACACCAAATTTATTAAATGCTTTTTGAATCTTATCAAATACTATAATTGATTTGTTATAAAATTCGTCTAATTGTATAACAACAATATTAAATACTTTTCTAAAAGATAACGAAGGGCCTTTCATTTGGAATAGAGAAGCAAAACTATCTCTTAAACGCCCAGTAATAGTTTGTGAACGATTTGTAATGTAATCTAAGAAAGACCAGTCAGTCAATTCTTTTGTTTTATCAGAAAGATAGTTAAAGCCTTCTGATAATTTAGAAGCAATAAAATAGAATATATCATTTAATATTTTAGCAACTTTTCTATTATCAGAGGATCTGGCAATAAAACTGCTAAACAAATCGCTTACTACAAGGCCTTTTGCAATTCTAGAAAACATACTAGAAAGCGCATCAAAAAGATACACTCCCATTCTACCAATAACACGAGGAATTTCTGCACGAAAGTCAAGAATATCTGACATATATGTTTTTAAGAGATATCCTGTTTTCTTTGCAATTAAAACTTCCCCAAGCATTTGAGGTAACATTGCAAATACAGATTTTAAATTCTCTTTAAGTACTCTACCGCTTGAAAGCATTCTAGAGCCTAATACACTCAGTTGTGATTTATACACAAGGAAAGTATTTTTAAATGCTGTAATAATCATAGGAGAGTCATCTACAGACCAAATACCCTTACCTACACCTCTTTTACCAAGTGTACGTAATACAGCACCATATGCTTCATATGAGCGTACTGCAGTTTTAATATATGCATCAAAGATATATTTGGCTTCGCCAATCTCTTTCTTAACAAAAGTTGAAATGCCTAATGCGCCAAGTAATAATTTAACTTTTAAGACAATTTTCTCAAAACCAAAAATGATTGGTTCTGCAAAATCTTTCATTCTCTCTTTTATGTTAGTTATTACTCTACCAAAATTGACACCCATTTCAAAAGCATTTTTAGAAACTTCACTTAATGCATGAATAGCATCTGAAAGAAATTCCCCAAAGAAGTCTGATAATCCTAACCCTTTTTCAAATTCAGATGCAATAGACTTAATCATTTCGCCTAATTTACTAACACCCTGCGCCATTGTAGGTTTCATTACAGCAAATTCTTTATTAATTTGCTTAGCTTGATCTAACAAGGCTTTCATTACAACTGCTGTTGTTACTTGTCCTGTGGAGGCTAATTCTCTTAGTTTACCTAAACTCACATCTAAATTATCAGCGATAGCCTTAGCAATACGAGGAGTTTGTTCCATCACTGAATTTAACTCTTCACCGCGTAATGCACCAGCAGATAATCCTTGGTTTAATTGGAATAGTGCAGCATTAGCACTATCAGTAGATGCACCAGACACTGCTACAGCTTTCTGAATAGTTTCAGTAACACCTAGTAAAGTCTCCATAGAGACTCTAGTGTCTTTCATTGCTCTGCCAAAGCCTGTAAATACAGTAGTTGTCGATGCGTATAGCGTTCTTGTACGCAATGCTACATCATTAAGGCTAAGCATCGTTGCTGCAAGTTGTTCAGAACGTCCTACAACATTAGCAATTTGGTTTTCTAAATCTTGAAAATCAGAAGACACTTTAGTGAGTCCTGCAAAGGCTCCGCCAAACGCAACTGCACCAAATGCAGCTTTTAAATTACCAGCAAGACCTACTGCGAGATCATTAATACTTCTTAATGAATCACCAGTTTTATCTAAAGATTTGTTTACTTTTAAATCACTTGATTTATTTAAAAATGAACCAGTAAATGTTTTATCTGTCTTAGTTAACGTATCTTTAAAATTACTAGATTCTTTATTTAATTTACTAATACTTTCTGTAGGCTTTTTACCAATTTCTTTTGATAAAGAACCTTCAGTTAGCGCTTTTTCTATATTATTTGTGTTCTGAGATATCTTGGCCAGAGATCTTGCTAAAGCATCAATACTACCCTGTGCCTTGTCAACTTTAGCCTCGATATCAATTACGATACCTGTCATTTGTTTTCTCCATAAAAAACCCCTCCACTAATACCATAAAGGTAATAATAAAGGGGTGTTATTAATTAGGTGTTACGATAACACCATTCGCGTTAACGTTTCCATTAGCTAACAAAGTTCTCTCAATAAAATGAGAAGGTGCTTGTTTACTTGAGCCAGCATTCAACTCCTCTATATATTCAACTTCATTAACTATTTTTCCATCTTGAAGTTTCCAACCATCACGTGCTCTTCCCGTGTCTACTGGAGTTGCTTCTTTTAACGCTTCTATTAATTTTAAAGATTCACGCTCTAAGATAGTTTTAGATCTTTTTGCTAGTTCGGCTCTAAAATCAAGATTTATTTTTACAGTCATAATTTAAGAGTCTCCCCACCAACTGCTCCAGCTATTTTCTGGAAGAATCCAGAACGTTTAAAGTTACTAGGGCTGAGTGCATTATCTTGTCTATCTTCTGATTTACTATTATAAATTGCATCCAATGAAGAAAACAAATTCCAAGGCTTCTCTTTAACGCCCTGTGCTTGTATTAATTTAGCCGCTCTATCATCTGCCCTCCATTCATATGGCCTACGCTCAAAGTAGTTAAGCCACCCTAAGAATTCATCATAAGGCATTTCATCTACCATTTTATACACAGGCATCTTTAAATGAAAAGCTATTTCATAGATAGGTAAATCATTATCACTTAGTTTTACTTTCCCGCGTCAGAGCCTTGACCTAGGCCTGAATACTTCATAATTTCATTAGATAATTTAGACAATTCATCCATCGGGAAATTATCGAATTCTGAATCATCAAGGTCCGAACCGCCTTCAACAGCAGAACGAATAACAGTCTTTAAGAGTTCTAAACCAGCTGAATCATCTTTTTCGATATTAGCAGCTTTAGACTGAATTTCTAGCACTTCTGCAACAGTAAGCTTAGAAATCTTAACATCACTGTTTAAGAATTTAACTGTTTTGGTCATACGTTGGCCAACTAAGTTTTTGATACCTTTTGCTTCTGACATATTACTTACCTTGATTAATTTTGCGTTCATCTAGTTGTGCTCGCATTTGATGTAAAATTGAAAGTGCTTCGAAAGCTTCAGTCTTCTTGTCTGGAGATAACGAAGCATCTTTTGTTCTTTCGAATGTTTTATTAATACTAATATCGATGCTTTTGAGCATATGTTTGACAGTGATGCCAATAACATACTCCAAGCTGAATGGTTTATCCTGAGCCATTTTTATTCCTAATGTTATATAAAGCAAGGGAGCGCTAACTCCCTTGCATAATTAATATCGCTTACGCGGCAGCGCCTACAGTGTATGCACCGCGAATATCAGATTGTACTGTGATTGTCAATTTAGCAGACAATGCATCAGTCAAACTTGGAGTTACTTCTAACGCTTCAAATTTACCTAAGAAGTAGTAAGAAGAGTTACCTACTGAACCAATAGAGTTGTCATCACCGGTAGCGTTAGCAACTGATAAGTAACCTTCTGGTTCTAATGCTAATAAAGAGAATCTGAATAGATAAATATTACCATCATTAATATATATTTTTGATTTAGCAAAGGTACCAGCAGTAGCGCCTTCAATAGATAAAAATGAATCAGCCCATAAGCCTGGAACATAGTTCAAGGTGATTTCCATTGTAGGAGAGTCTGCTTGACCTTGAATTTGTTTAGAAGTTTTAGCACCATATTCAGGTACTTTAACGACGTTAGCTGGTGTACCAATAGCTGGAAATTCTTTGATGTGCGTAATGCGAATAAATTGACCTGCAGCAGGTGTACCAACATCAGTAGGTCCGGCTTCTGTGGCAAAATGTGTAACTGGGCCATCAACAATAGCTGTAAGGTTTGCGGTAGTTTTTGCCATAGAACTCACAGACAAATCTGTGAACATTGCAGCGCCAATAGAAGAAATGTGTGCCATTTTTTAATTCCTTTAAATTTAAGTAGAACTTCCGAAGAAGTTGAAAGTAATTGTGTAGGTACTTTTGTGAATAACTGGTAAAGCTTTATCAGGGCCTACATGCGTAAGACTGCTTATACCAAATTGTGTAACGCCAGAACCTGTAGTCTTAGATTTGTTTACTAAGTATTTATCTAAGACATCTGCTATTACCATAGCACGTCTTGTGCCAGAGCCTGCAGCTATAAAAATATCAATTATGAGAATGCCTGCTAATGAGTATCTATTTATAGGTTTTCCACTAGGTATCACTGATACACGAATAAATTCATCATTAGTAGTATTCATAACTACAAAATTTGTCGGGAATGTTTTTATATTTTCAGCTTTCCATCCATTAGACGAAAATACTGAGTAAACGTCTTTTTCTAATAATTCATATTTGCCCATAATTATACCTCATGATAAAGTTCAACAACTGAAATATGATTGTTTGAAGTAATCACATTACCAAGATGCCATTTATCACTACCTATATACACATGGTCTGTCATCGAAAACGGCCCAACTTCTTTTGTTTTAAACATAATAGTCATCGTTTTCGCTTCTGTAGTTTTAGACGTTTTTGTAATAATTATTTTTGTCGTTATTGAAGGTATAGTCGTATCATTAACTTCACCAGTGCTAAAGTCAAATTCAGAATTAACTGTTTTTGTAAACACTGCTTCAATAGCCAAGTCCTTAGCTGCATTAAATGCTTTATTTAGCTGGACACCAATTAATGAATTATAAGCCATTAATTAGCCCTCCACCATGTTCTCTTACCACTATTCCGGAGTAATGGTTTGATGAGTGTCTTTGCAACCATGGGGATTTTATCCGCAGGTCTAATCACACTAAGTTTAATGCCACTAAGTTCTAAATCTTTAATTAAGCCTGTATTGTCTAAGAGTCCGTCATTATTTAATAAATGATAAGCTAACTCATAAGTAGCTTTAATGACTCTTTGATCAACAACAGTAGAAACTAAAGAAACAAGTATACCAAGCTTAGGATCAAAATATTCACCATCTTTACGGGGATGAGCAAGTGACTGAGCTGAATCTGTAGCTACTCCGATCCAATCCAATTCATCCAACATAAAAGTAGCAGTGCATAGGGCTTGTTCTTTCTGAAGAGCAGGAGCATCAGTCCATGCCGCTACATCTAGTCTGTTCTCAAAATAAGTACTGGCCTCAGTTACGGTAGCATTTGAATTAACACCTTTAACTAGTGCCATAACCTACTCCTTAAGAATGGAATACAGGTAAGATACCTAATGATAATGCAGAAGCTGTTTTACGTGTCCATGTACCACGTGCGTTAGCAATAGTACCAGTTGCAGTCAATGCTTTAGAAGTACCGCTTTCAACAACACCCATGTAATTTGCATCAGATGGGAATTCAGTTTTAGCACCATTCCAATCGTAACCAGCAGGAGATAATACATAACCCCAACGATTCCAAATAGAAGTTGTACCACCACCTTTGTATTTGTTAGCGTCACGGTAAACTTCAACTGAATCAGGAACCGTCAACTGTTCCATTGCAATCGCACCTGGCAATACAATGAATGAAGTTTTCTTATTAGCAGCAAAAGTAGTTGCAGCACCAACGCCAGCACCAGTACGTAACATTGTTAATTCAGCAGCAGAAAGCGACTGAGCAGCACGTGTAGTGATTAGACGGAATTTACCATTGAAGATTGTGTTAAAGTTAATGTTACCATCAACAATAGTTGTTTCATCAACAAAGTTAGCTGAACGGAATGAAGCCATAGTTTCAGGAGATACAATTAAGTACGCCCATTCTGGTTCATAATCTTTAAATGCCATACCAAATGCATTTAAGAAACCTTCAGCACGTGAAGCACCTTGATATGCATAGTTAGTAACCGCACCAGGAGCCACACCATTAGCAGTAACGATTTTCTCAGAACCAAGATCTACGTAGAAACCATATTTCTTATCTGTAGGATCGTTAGAGAATGTTTGACCGCCAAGACCGGTTGAACCTGAACCTGTAGCAGCACCGTTTAATGCTTCAGCTACAGCAACACCTTTCAATACAGAAAGAATAGCATTGTGTTCGTCTTGAGCGCGGGTTTCACCGAAGTCACGACCAATTTTAGCTAAGCCGTCTTGTTGTGTAACAATTTGTTGCATGTTAACTTTTTCGGCACCGTGTGTACGCACAGTTTTAATATATGTGCTGTAGTCAGTGTCGTAATTGGTTTTGACGCCGTCTGCAGATTCAGTTAATGACGCAACGTTAATAGTTGGGTTTAACGGTTTCATCCAACGCATTTGACCAATAAAGGTTTCTGTGCTAGTATCAATTTGTGGATTAGAAGAAGTAATACCTGTGCCAGATAATTTTCTTGCATTGGTATAAGCTTCATCGCTGTAAGCACCAATTGCTTCTTGTAATACATAGTTATTTGTTAAGCCAGCCTGCATACCTGTAGGCAAGGTACTTGTTGTAACGCCCATTTTAATTTTCCTTAAAGTATTTATTTCCTGCGAAGTGATCCTTCAGCAGCACGTTTAAGCACTTCATCTTGTGATAACTGGAATAAAGATTTATTCGAAGTATCTTGAGAAGTACTGCTAGAACTTGTCTGACCGGCCCCTGTCGAAACTTTTGGTTTGAATAAGAAAGAATTGTTATCGTCTTCAGAAAATTGTTTTATAAAGGTTCTTAGATCAGTTCCTGATTTATGCACCCATACTCCATTTTCATTTTGTACAAGTTGCGATGCCACATCCATATATGCCATATCCGCAGCTTTATCACTTCTAAACGTATATCCACTAAGAACAGATTTTACTTCTAAATCCCTAGCGAGTTCTATGTTACGTTTTGTTATCGTTTCCAATTTAGCATTGGCTTCCGCTAACTGAAGTTCATAAACTTCTTTATGTTTTCCTTCTTCTTGAAGTCTTTTTATTTCAGCTTCTTTCTCTTTTTGTTCATACTCAGCAGCTTTCTTTAACGCATTGTCTCTTTCGCTGTACGCTTTATCGAGTTTTTCTTTGATTGGTTTAAGAGCTTCTTGGATCTTCGTGTCCATATCATCCACAGGAGAATTGGTAGCAGTAGTATCCGGAGTAATATTATCAGTTTCTTTTTCTTCGACATTTTCGGTCATTTTATGTTTCCTTTGAGTACAACTCAGTGTTATAAAGTGAATACAATTCACCCTATAGGATATTTGTTTTTAGTATTTAGGGTTAATTTAACGGGTTCTATAATCCCTTAAGATAATTATCTATTAGTATATTTCTAAGGGATAGATAATAGACTGATTAACTAAAGGGATTAAATAAAGGGGGACCGCTTTAGGGTTAATTTAACGGGGTCTCTGTAAAGAACCTGTGCATTATCATTTATGTTTAGCCCCGCATACCGTACATGTAAATCCTTTCTTCTGATCTGGATTCATCACTCTCATTCCATTACCATGAAGTTTATCCTGATTAGGATGTTGGCATGTACATCTTTTAATTTCTGCGTTCATATTTTAGCCTATACCGTAAAATCCCCAATCATCCTCAAATTTAGTAGGATCAGGAATATCGCTTAATACATCTTTCTTTGTTAAGATGTCTGCTTCTGTTAATGTTTTACCACCGACAACTGATTTACCAGCAACTGGAATTAATCCTTTATCAATAGCTTCTTCTAAATATTGATCATATAATTCTTTTGGAAAACCTCTAGCTAACATTTCATCTAAAGTAACCTTGACAGGGTTCTTATCTAGTACGTTAGCATATAGCTTTCTTATACCCTTCCGGGCCTCCAGCATATCGGCTGCATTGGCGAAAAACGCATCGTGAATGGTGCTTGTGGCAATCTTATTGTCTCGTCCCCATAAATGGAAATTCTTGACCAACGTAGCATCGTTTGAGTGATTCCCGTTAACGGCATATGCTGTTCGTGCTTTAGTCGCGTCTGCAATGTCATTTATCTTTCCTTCAGCATTTACTACTTGTTCCCACCAAGTGGCTTCTGTTTTCTGTTGCACTTGAACTAAATTATTAACCCAATTACCATCTTTATCTTTATAGACTAATCTTTCTTCAAATGACTGGGTAAAGTTTTGCTCAATAACTTTTCCATCAAAATTAACCCATGGGACATTAGTCCAAGACTTGGGCAGCTTATTAGCATAAAATATTTCAAAACCTTTAGAGATATTTAATTTTTCTATAGGCTCTACTTTAAATACTTTAAATCCAGTTCTACGATCTTTTGGGCCTTTTACACCATAAATAAGATCAGCCAAGGTTCCGTCAGGTTTCCAACCATCAAATCTCTTTAAAAACTTTTCAGACAAAGCTTCTCCAGGCCTTAATCCTAATATTTCACTAACTCTATCAGGTAATACATAACCCTTTTTACGGGTACCTAATATACTAGTAGCGCCTATAGATTTCCAATCTAATGCAGCTTGTGAAGGCTTAGCATTAGTTAAATAATCTTCAGCTAGCCTACCAAAGAATTTAGTAAAATCTTTAAGAATAGGAACCTGCTCACCTAAATGTTCAGACATTAATTTAGCAATAGCTTGGAAGTCTTTTGGAGTGACAACCATATCATATGAACGTGTCATCTTTTCTACTAGGTCTTTAGTAGCTGGATCAAGGAAGTATAATTGTTCCATTATCTCATCACCAGGGTCTAGTCCTTTATTAAAGATGTCTTTTACATTTTCTCTTAATTGCTTAAGTTCTGCAGTTGTTTCAGGATCAAACTTTTCATATCTTGCTGCACGTGCCGATATTTCATTTAATACTTTGTCTCTATCACTAGCTCTAACTACTAATGTAGGTGCAAATGTTTCAGGCTTTTTAGTTACATTAATCAATTCTTCTTGTAATGCTGAACTAAGATCTGCTATAGTCTTTTCTGTGTTTGCAGTAGCAGGTGTAAATCCTGCATCTTCTAAAGCCATTTCAGCAGCTTGTTTATTTGTCTTTAAATTATAAACACTCGCTTCATCTTTAATGATAGTGTCTTCACCAAACCTGTTTGACTTTAAAATACGTTTTTGAGCTTCTAATAATTTAAAGGCTCTTGAATCGGAAGGGACATTTAAAGATTTTAAATGCTCATCTAAAAATTCACCGAGTTCTTCAACAACTTGCATAGCAATATATTTCTTAGTATCGCCTTTTGAGCGCTGTTCAAATTTAGCTTTATTTTCAGCTATCTTTTCTTTAGAAAATTTTTCACCAGTCTTATGATCAAATGTTTTATATGTAGCACGCTCTTTTCTTTCATCTGTTAATTCAATATCAGAAGTATGTAGCCATTTAAACGTATTTTTTAATTCTGCAGGAGACAACTGACCTTTCATAGCCTTTGAAATTAACTCACCTTGCGATTTAATAATCTCATCTACTGTGCCTACATAATTAGGATCTGTTTTATTATCAACACCTAATACTCTTAACAATCCTGCAGAATCTTGACGCTCGGATAATAAACCTTCTGTTACTTTTGTTTCAACAGGTTTTGCAGGTTTCTTTTCCAATACTTTTGCAAGTTTACCTTCAACATTAAGAATTCCAGTTCTTTCTCCAGCACCATAAAACGTAACCATATTTTGAGCTTTTGCAGCTTTACGTAAATCTTTCTCATTTAAACCTAATCTCTCATTTAAAACTTTAAACCGAGGATCATTAAAAGTTGCAGCAGCAATTTCATCATATAGCCTGCGTTTCTGATTTGTAGGTATGACATTAGATAACGAGGCTAACTGTTTGTTCTTCGTAGTTAACGCAATAATCTGAGCACCTGATGATGAAGCATCTTGTTCTAAAGCTAAAGCTGTTTTGTATGCATTCATAGAGCCGCCGGCTTTAAGATGATTATCTATCTTAGCAGCTTCCATAGCAAATCTCATGAACTTACCAAGTTCCTCACCTTCAATTAATTGCACCATATCTGATTCCAGAATGGCACGTAAATCTGCAGGTCTGGCTCTTAGCATTTTATTACCAAGGTCTACCATATCTGGCCACAATTTATCAGCAATCTTTTGGCGTCCAGTAAATGACAATGAATTATATCTACCTTCAAATACATCATTTAGACCCCCCATAAAGGCACCTATCTGATCTCTGAAGTTTCTATATCCATCTTCGCCAAGAACCTTTTCTACTTCAGTATTTAAGAAAGGTCTAAATGACTCTCCCGATTGCGGACTAATAAGGCCACGATCATAGATCCTAGCCCGATGATCGACAAAAGCATGATTACTGAAAGCGTAACCATTATTTCTAAGCCAATCCATAGATTTAAATCGCTCATATGCAT